ATGGCAACGGTTAAATTCTACCTTGATAAAAGAAGGCAAAAAAAAGATGGTACTTATCCGATAAAGTTGAATGTATTCCACAACAAACAAATAATGATAGCTACGCAGCTAAGTGCATCGGAAAAAGAATGGAATGGGAACGAATATTCTGTGCGTGCACAAAATTACAAGCCGAGAAATATAGTTGCCCGTGGAATAATAAACAAGGCGGAAACAGTAATATTTACTTTAGAGCAACAAGAAAAGTTGAAATCAACTACAGACAAAGCTTTGAAGAAGTTGATAGAGGACGCTATAAGTAGCAAGGTTGAAAATCAAAAGACGTTTCTCTATTATCTTGATGAATTCGTTTCCAAGAAAACCAATCAGGGGACTAAGTCTATATATACAACCACAAGAAACAAGATTGAGGAATACGATAGTCATTGTACTTTTGAGAGCATGGATAAGTCGTGGCTGGAAAACTTTGAAGCGTGGATGGCAAAGACGATGAAGGTTAATGCCTACGCTATTCATTTACGGAACATACGTAGTGTATTCAACTACGCCATTGATGAGGAGTACACAACATTGTATCCATTCAGAAGGTTTTCAATAAAGAAAGAGGAAACCCGAAAACGCAGCCTTACAGCAGAACAACTTAGGTTATTGAGAGATTATCCATGTGAGGAATACCAGATTAGATATAGGGATATGTTCATGCTCATGTTCTATCTCATAGGAGTAAATGCAGCCGATTTGTTTAACGCAAAACATTCTGCATTGGTAAATGGTCGTTTTGAATATAAAAGAGCTAAGACGGGGAAATTATACAGTATTAAAGTAGAACCGGAAGCGCAGGCTATAATTGAGAAATACAAAGGGAAGGATTATCTTCTTAATATAATGGATGAATACGGAAATTACAAGGATTTTCTACATCGTATGGGAATAGGGTTAAAACAGATTGGAGAGACAGAAAGGAAGGGATTGGGAGGGAAAAAGAGTAGAAATCCTTTATTCCCTGATTTGTCCTCATATTGGGCAAGACACACATGGGCCACGGTAGCGGCAGAACTCGATGTTCCCAAAGAGGTAATCGCCCACGCGCTTGGGCATAGTTGGGCGAACAGTACAACAACCGACATCTATATCCGTTTCGATATGAAAAAAGTGGATGAAGCGAATAGAAAGGTTATTGATTTCGTGAACAATATCAATATGTAAATATATCATTATAAATGCAATAAAATGTTAATATAAAGATACACTTCTATATCTATAATATATTGATTATTAGATGGTAATGTGTATATCATTTTTATTATATCATCCTTTTAGGCGTTCTTGCTCCCTTTTAGCCCCTTTTAGCGACAGAATGAAAAGTAAATATTAAAGATTGTTCCTTTTCTCCGATTGTGCAAAAAAACATTCCTACTTTTACCCGTGTAACAAGTACGGGATGTTACCAGACATTGATTAAACATTCTCCTTATGGAGGTTATATATGATTGCCTCGTAGTAGCTCGTACCTATTACGGGGCTTTCTATTTAAAGCCAGTATACAATCGGTCATGACGCTGTGTGTGCACCTCTGACCGATGAAGGAACTTTGTAGAGGGCTGTGAAAACGGGGCGGGAAACCGCAGGAAGTACGATGCAAGGAAGCACTTAGAGGATGCTTGTACGGGTGTCACCCCACCTAAAACCTCGAAGCGGATGCAGGTTGATGTCATTCGCCCCTTGAAAGGCTCGGTCGTTATACGGGAGTTTGGAACCATTCAAGAGGAAAGTCCGTTGGCCGTTTGGCTCAATACGTCCAGGTGAAATCGGACTGCCAAATCGCCTAAAGGACACTCTATACCCACGTGGCTGGTGTTGCCGGGAATTTGGGTTGAGTGTATAACCAATAAGCCATGATTAAGAACATTAAAATATGCGCTATAATTGCAATATATTTTTATTATCTTTGCAAAAGCATGTCAAGTGGCATGCTTCCCATACTAACGAAAAGACATGAAAGGACTTACAATCAAACAAGAGAATTTTTGCAACTACTACATCGAAAGCGGCAATGCTTCCGATGCTTATCGTCGTGCCTATTCGTGCGAGAAGATGAGAGACAAACAAGTGTGGGAAGAATCTTGCAAATTGTTGTCTAACCCAAATGTAGCCCAAAGGGTTAAAGAGTTGCAGGAGGAACAAAAAAACAAATCGGATATAACTAAAGAACGCATTCTACAAGAATTGTCCGGTATAGCTTTCTCATCCATTGCCAGCATGCACAACACATGGATAGAGCGTAAAGAATTTGATGAGCTCTCTGACAAAGAGAAATCAGCAATAAAAAGTATATCTACCAAGATATTGAAAAAAAATATCGGAACAAGTGATGCTCCGGAAATTGTAGATGTTGAATATGTGAAGATAGAACTTTATGATAAGATAAAGGCTATTGAGCGTATATGTAAAATGCTTGGGTTTGATGAGCCTACCGAAATAGAGATGAATACCAGCAAACCCATAAGTGTCGAGGAAGCAAAGAAACTGATAGAAAGGCTATGATGGACGGTGTGCGGTATCTACAAGCATTTTGTATGTCGGGCGTTCTCAATTACACAAAATTTTTCTTTAAAAGTAAAACAGGGCGCAAATTTGTGGTGAGCAGACACCATGAACGCATATGTAATGCGTTGGATGATGTTATTTCCGGAAAAATTCAAAAACTGATAATCAATATTGCACCACGATATGGAAAGACCGAATTAGCCGTAAAGAACTTTATATCATACGGATTGGCACTCAACCCTTCCTCAAAGTTTGTCCATCTCTCATATTCTGACGATTTGGCTCACGATAATTCAGAAGAGATTAGAGACATAGTTAAATCAGAAGAGTATCAACAGCTGTTCCCGTATGTCCAGATAAAGAGAGGCACAGACAGCAAAAAGAAGTGGAGTACCACTGCTGGCGGTGGTGTATATGCGGTATCAACAGGTGGACAGATAACGGGATTTGGCGCTGGAGAGGTGGACGATATAGATGATAAAGAAACAGAAAAAGAAATAGATAGCATATTAAAGGGGGCAAGGTTTTCCGGCGCCATTGTCATAGACGACCCTATTAAGCCGGAGGACGCTTTGTCTGACGTGAAAAGGGAAAAGGTTAACCAACGCTTTGAAACTACTATCCGTAACCGAGTGAACAGCCGAAACACCCCGATTGTAATAATCATGCAGCGCCTGCATGAGAATGATTTGTGCGGCTATCTTATGAAAACAGAGCCAGGGCAATGGACTGTTCTTTCATTGCCGGTCATAGAAAAAGAAGCGGACGGGAAAGAATTTCCTTTGTGGGAATTTAAACACACATTGGATGAATTGCATAATCTCAATAGAATAAATCCATTCGTCTTTGAAACACAATATATGCAGAACCCTACACCTATAGAAGGTCTCATGTACGGTACATTCAAGACTTATAGGGAAATACCATATACCAACCGTGCCATTCGGAAAAATTATACCGATACCGCAGATACGGGCGGTGACAGATTATGTTCCATAGATTATGTGGATACAGAAATAGGCAACTTTATTTTAAGCATACTATATACGGACGCTCCTATGGAGGTTACGGAACCGCAAGTTGCAGCTTTGCTTGCCAAAGATAGAGTAACCATAGCTAACATTGAAAGTAATAACGGTGGACGTGGTTTTGCCCGAAACGTAGAGCGACAATCACGGATAATGGGCAATAATGAAACAGAAATAAAATGGTTTCATCAGTCGGGGAATAAGGAAGTTCGAATATTTACCCGCTCCGCTGAGGTTATGAATCTTACATATATGCCGGAAGGTTGGGAAGTGCTCTTTCCTGAATTTTATGCAGAGATAAAATCTTTTAGGAAGTTCGGGAAAAACGCACATGATGATGGGGCAGATGCTCTTACCGGAACCGTAGAAAAACGCGGAGATTTTGAATATGACAGCTATGAGGCTGCGACAGTCGCATTTTCCGGCATTCCAATTGTAGAAATACATCCACTGCTTAATGGGCGTTTTCTGTATGCGAAAGCGTATGTTGTACATGATACAATATATGTGGACGATGCGTATATAGGAGAATTGATTCCCATCAAAGAAATCGCCGCGCTGGTCGCTGGTGCCGATGTAAACATTGAGACTTCGCAGGCGATGCTTCATTATATACGCGATTATAGGGCTGAAATAGGTGATGTGTGGGCAAGGCAAGAAAATACAGGGAAACTTTCTTATATTGAAGCATTTAAGGGGCTAATTCGAGATTTTAAATTCAAGAGAGATAATAAAATGTCCTTATTTATGCGTAATCTAATGGACTATGACGGCAAAGATGTCTATGAAGCAATGTATGTATTGTGTTGTATAGCGGATAGAGTAAAAAGAAAATCAAAAAAATAATCATAAAAATGCTGTTTGTTATTTGGAATTAGTCTAAATAATATATATATTTGCACACGTAGGGTCACTACAAGCGTGTGAAGTTGCACGCAACCGTATTAATGGACTAAAACACTAAATATATGGGAGTGGCCGCATTAATTTGCTGTCACTCCTGCTTTGTATATGGGCATATTTACTAAATTTTGGAAGCCAGAAAATAAAAAGTCTATCCCGATGTATGATAATGTAAATCGGGTAGAAAGAGATGCAGCAGGAAACTACTGGTTTTTGTCCGATTTGTTTGGAAGGCGTTCCAAATGGAAAGTATATTATGACATGACTGACAATTTGGATAAAGCCGGAGCGCTTGTTTCCTGTACGCCTTTCTTCACTGTAGTTGATAAAATCGGTTCTATGATGTCCCGTGGTATTCCTTATGTGGTAGATAAGGATGGAAATGAAAAAAGGACATTTGCCGATATACGTAATATACTCAACGCTCCCAATCCGCTGCAAACATTCTCTTCATTTGTAAAGCAAATTGAAATATGTCTTAAGGTATTCGGCTATTGTCCAATTGTTCTTGTTAGAGCGACAAAAACAAGCACTCCTAAGGCAATGTGGATAATTCCACCTGAGATTTTCCATATGGAAGGAACCGGTAAGGTGTTTCGCCAATACGAACTGAAAAATATTATATCAAGTGTATATATAGACTGTAACGGAACTCGATTAGAGTTGGAGGACTATGAATATCTTGTAATATATGACAGCAATATAGTAATAAATAGCGGTGCGACTGCTGATGTCAAATTTGAGTCCGTTTCAGATAGCCTTTCCCAGCCTATATCAAACTGGGTAGCTTCTATGTCTGCAAGCCATACATTGCTTGTAAATGGTGGTCCTAAAGGCGTGCTCTATAATGATTATACTGACCAGATGGGAAATGTTGCCCTTTCCTCGGAAGATGAAAAGGATATAAAGGACAGATTTAAACGTGATTATGGCTTAGTAAACAAGGAATATCCCATTTTGGTGACACGTTACAAATTAGGATGGCTTCCTCTTGATTTTAATGCTGATGAATTAAAACTTCATGAAGAGGATAAGAGGTGTACAGATAAGATTGCCAATGCAATGGGCATAAATGCCAATCTTTTTACGGATGCCAAATACGACAACCTTGAAAGTGCTGGGAAAAAGGCTTATCAGGACGTAATCATTCCAGATAGCCGAAAGATAGCAGAATGTCTTTCAAAAGCCATATGTCCGGAAGGTGTTTTTATTAAGATTGATTTTACAGATGTTGAATGCCTTCAAACCAATAAGGAGACAGAAGCCAATACATTGGTTAAAGTTGCTGATGCCTTACAGAGATTGATAGATAAGTCTTTGATAACACATGATGAGGCACGTATAGAAGTTGCAAGATACATAGATATTGACCCGGATAATCCAAAAGGAGATTTTGATAGCAATGCAGCAAGCAGTGCATCTGTTGAAAATAACGTCAATAACAGTAAGGAAAATGGAAACAATGACAAATAAATACAAAGATAAGATGGGGATGCAGTATAAATTGTTCTCCATAAACTCGAAGGATGTCCAATATAGCCCCGAAAGCCGGACTATCAGCGGATACGCTGCTGTATTCGGAAACATGGATAAGGCTCATGATATTCTATTGAAAGGTTGCTTTTCAAAAAGTATCAATGAAAGAGGGCCGCAAAGCCAGGCAAATGACAAAATTATACTCCTTTGGATGCACGACATGTCAGAGCCTTTGGGATTTATTACAGAATTGAAAGAAAATGATAGAGGGCTTTATTTTGAGGCGCGCATTGATGAGATTGAACTTGGAGATAGGGCCATAAAACAACTTGAGTCAGGCACGCTTAATCAATTCTCTATTGGCTATGAATATGTATGGGAGAATTGCGAATGGGATTACGAAAAAGAAGCCCTGATTGTTAGAGAGGTTAAGCTGTATGAAATATCGGTGGTATCAATTGGCTGTAATGGAGAAACCGAGTATTTGGGGTTGAAGTCAATTGAAGACTACGAAAACGCTTATAAGGATTTAAGCGGTGAAATTTCCTTGTTATGTAAAAATATGAGTACAACCAAGCAACAGCGTTTGCAAAAAATTATAGCCAAAGCAATGTCACTTGCATCTTTTAGGCCGGACGGTGTTATACCTGCTCCACCCAAAGGGATGGAAGCCGGCAGTAATGGCAAAACGGAAGAAAAATCATTATGTAATTTATTAAAACTAAAATCGGTATGAAATTAGGATTTTTAGAACTTATGGACACATCCGGCTTGTCCGAAGAAAACAAGAAGTTTTTTGAATCTTTGGACGAAAAAATGGGAGAAGCCTTTGAAAAACAAGTGAAAGGCTATCTTGCGGATGAAGTGAAATTGGAAGATTTGCGTAAATCCATAAAGGATGCCGCTGATTCCATAAATGACATCAAGGAAAAGGATTTTGCCGGCATTGACAAAAAGACTTTTGAGGAGAAGGTTAATGAATTGGAGAATGCCATTTTACGTGTAAAGGCTTCTACCGAAGTAGGTAAAAATGGGGAGGTAAAGATTAAATCTGTTTATGAGCAGCTACACGAACAGCTCAAGGAGTATATTGCTGCGGACAAGAAGGGCGTTATGTCTCTTGATTTGAAATCGGCTTGTCAGTCGGCTCCCGGCAATAAGTTGGGATTAAATCTTGTGCTGGAAAAGAAAGACGCTGCAACTATTACTTCCGGGTCCCTTGCTCCGCATTACGGACTTGAGGTTGACCCAAATTTATCAGTCAATCCGAGAGCGCAAACCGTCATTAGAAAATATGCAAATGTATCAAGCACAAATAATAGGGCTTTGGTTTATGCGGAATATACAAGCAAGGACGGAGATGCTGCATGGGTTCCTGAAGGTGGGCTAAAGCCTTTGATGGATGCGACATTGACAGAAAAAACAATAACCGCTGCCAAAGTGGCTATTGCTGCTAAATTTACAGAGGAAACGCTGTCGGATTTTCCCAGCTTCGTCAATGAAGTTGAAACGGAAATGGTAAATAAACTTGGAATCAAAGAAGAGCAGGGAATTTTGTCAGGCAATGGCTCTAGTGGAGAAATAAAAGGCGTTGCATCGGATATGCCGGCATTCTCTCTCTCTACTTTCTATGTTGAGAAGCCAAATATGTTTGATGCTCTTGTGGCTGCATATTCGCAAATTGTATCCACCAGCGAAATGGCTTATCGTCCGAACCTTGTACTGATGAACCCATTGGATTACGCGTCCATGCAGTTGGCTAAGGATGCTAACGGTCAATATCTCCGCCCATTCCGATATGGAGATGAATTGATTCAGGGATTGCGTGTAGAAACGACCACAGCAGTAAAACAAGGAGATTTCATCATGGGTGATTTCTCATACTTGAATATTCGTGACTTGTGGGTATTGTCTATTACCTTAGGATGGGAGAATGACGATTTCCGCAAGAATATCGTGACTGTAATCGCAGAGAAGAGGCTGATGTGTTATATCAAGTCGCAATATAAGACCGCATTTGTAAAGGACACATTCTCTACTGTAATAGAAGGTATCACTCAAGAAGCATAAGGAGAATAATTATGGGAAAAGAATATAGAATAAACCTGACTAAGCGTTATAACGTAACATTTGTCAAGGATGGTGTGAAGTATAAAACAGGCGATGAAGTTTCAGTCGGAATGGCTCTTGCGAGCAAGTTTTATGCCGAGGGTAAAATTGAAGCGACAAACGAACTGATTAATGATGCCAGAGCGTTGGGTTGCGAGGAGTTGTTCACTAAACGTAAATCTGCGAAAAAAGATACGGTATGATAATTGACTACGAATCTTTCACCGGGTTGCTGAGTGTCGGGATAAATCCTGACACTGGCGCTCCCTCTATAACAAGAGATGCGGAGTTGGGCAAAATAGAATCATATATTTCCGTATATGAACAGGAATATTTGATTCGTATACTTGGTGAGGATATGTGTAAGGCTTTTACCGATTATCTTAACTTAAAAGAAGATTCAAAAGAAGATAGCGTTGATGATAAATGGGATAGGCTGCTTGCTATTTTATCAGAAAAATACAGCCCTATTGCTTGCTATATATTTTTCAAGTATATAGCGGACGGTAATTACAGCGTAACAAATGTGGGAACAGTAACTTCTGCCGATGGAGATGCTGTTTCTCCACAAGTTTTGCAAATTAGGGCATGGAATGATATGGTAAATATGAACAAGCGTGTTTATAAACTTTTGCAAGGAAAGGAATATGCTGGTGTATGTTTCAATCCATGTATGTTACGTAAAATAAACTGTATGGGAATATGAAGCCGGTAAATGATATATTTGCGGACATTGTAAAAAAGGTATCGGAAAGATACGGAAGCAATGTGTCGTTTTTATTCGGAGACTGGGCCTACATAAGCAATCAATTAACTTTATGGGGTAAAAGTCCCAAGACAAGTAAATTGAAGTTTCCTATAATATGTCTTTATTCTCCGTTCACGGAAGATAGAAGTTCTGCCGAGACTGAGGTTAGCCTGGAGTTTATTATTATGGTAAACACTTTGAAAGGGTATTCGAATGAAGACCGGCAAAAGACTTCCTTTGAGCAGGTATTGCGACCTATATACAATCTTTTCTTGGATGAAATCAAGAAAGACATAAACATTGTCCGTAGTTACAATGATGTGGTTCCACATTCCTACATTGAAAACTACAGATATGGCAGGGTTGGGGTAATAGGAGAAGACGGGAAGCCATTCAGTGATTTTATTGATGCTATCGAGATGAAAAATGTAAATTTAACCATTAAAGAAGTAAAATGTTATGGCAACAGATTATAGAAAGTGTCCGGGCGTTGCAACTTTTAATACAGGTAGTTCCGTGTGTGTGCTTGTCCCCGGTAAAATAAAAGCTATCATACTGACTATTCACGGTCATAAGATACCTACAGAGAAAACAGCGGAAGCCTTTGAAAAGGCTTGCCATGCAGACCGTCCGGGAAGAATATTCCCTATCAAAACGATTGTGGAATATGCACCTTCCGGTGGAGAGGCGCAAACTTCTGCTACGGGATACGGTCCTACTAAAATCACAAGTTATTCAGCTAAAAATGATGTATGGACTTTGCAGGACTACGATGCCAGCTTGAAAGCAAACATCATGGTGGCAAAGAATGTGGCATTTGATGCTTATTTTGTAGATGAGAACAACGTCATTTACGGAATGAATGACGGTACGAAAGATTTGGCGGGCATTCCATTGTCCGGCGTTTATCCGGGCGGTCAGGACTGGGATTCTTCCGGCACAGAAGCCAACTTGACTATCGCAACCATGTTCAAGGATTACGAAAAGTATATTAAGAACGCGGATGTGAGAGCTTATGATTTTGATGTCGTTGACGCATTGAAAGGATTGGTATATGTTGATTTGGTATCAACAGAATCAAACAAGTACAAATTGATTGAGCACTTCGGAAATTTGGATATTACGGAGTATTACGGTGAATTACTGGCAAAGAATGCAGAAAAAGCGTTGGACGGGGCGACAAGTGCTTCTTATGCTAACGGGGTCATTACTACCGTTGGCGAGGGCCCCGTTACCCTTGCATCTCCCTCTGTATTGCAAGAAGTCGGAATTACAGGTATTGAGGCTTGGACATGATAGTAGAAGGTGTAACATTCAATGAAGAGAGGGTGAGAAATATGAAGAAGAGGGACTTCATAAACACACATAAGAATGTGTTTTTTCTTGACCGACCGCCCGAAGAAAGGGAGAAAACCCTTTCGTCCATCTACGATGATATAGCATCTTCCGGTGCGGCAAGACAGAAAAAAGATGATTGTATATTATGATGGTGGTATCGTTTAATTAGGGGCGTTCATTCGCCCCTAAATTGTCTTGACTATGGCTAACATTATTGAAGCAGAAGAAAATTTCAGACGGTTTGCTACCGGATTTGAACCGATGATACGGGATATTATGGTAAAAAACAGAGAAGAAGTTTCCCAATATATTGTAGAACAACTATGGTCAGGTATTAACGGAAATGATAAACCATTACGCCCTACTTACCTTAATGACCCGTATTTCAATACCAAAGAAGCGGGGTATTGGTATAAGAACGCCAAAGGCTATGCTGCTTTCAAGCAAAGGGTAGCCCCGCTTATGTATTCTTCGCTGATAAACGCTCCGGTAAGTTCTAAAGGGACGCCAAACCTGATAATTACGGGTGAATTTCACGATTCTATTACAGCCGTACCGATAGATAAGGGGCTAAGGATTGAAAGTGTGGGGATAAGCTTTAGCGGTGATATAGAAAAGAAATACGGACAGGCGATTTACAAGGTCGGTTCTTATGCAAGAAAGGCATTCATGGAAAGGCATATAAAGCAAGGCATTGCGGATTATTTTAGAAAATTCGGTTTATAATGGGATGTGCGTGTGAAAACAAAAAGAGAATGGCAGATATAGCCAAGATGCGTTCGCTTGCAAGAAAAGCCGCAAAGATGGAGGGGAAAGTATATATCCTTTATGAGAAAGACGGGGTTTTCAATTTTTGCCCGAGAGGCGAAATGTTCAACGGGAAACTGATTGAATATGTTTGGTTCTGATATTAAAAAAAGAACACTGTTTTTTGTATAACCCCCGTAATTTTTCTGCCTTTAAATTGAAAAATATTAAAAACGGAACAAAGGCGGGAGTTATCCCGCCTTATACAATCATTTCCTGGTTATTATACTCATGTGTGGGTATTTGGTTTCATGAATTGTCGGCTTCTTGGGCTTTTCTCCTTTGAGTTCTGCAAGTTCCGCCTTGACTTCCTTAAGTTCGTTCAATAAATCCGTATATCCTTCCGTCAATCGGAGGATGTGTTGCATCATTGCTGTGCTGATTTCCATAATAGATGAATATTTGTTTTAGTCGTTATTTCTGCCATCTGCCCGCCAGCCGTATTGCTGACGGGGTATCATAACGTGAACGTTGGTCGAAACCTCAACGTGCATCTATGCTTGGTTACGTGGCAATATGTTTTTGGGTATAGTTATATCCGTCCGCATAAATGCGGATAACACAAGTAGTTGTTAATATAATATTGATTAATTATTATTTAGCAAAGATACTATGCACCATTGCACGCCCTTTCTCCGTGAAAACCGTGTACGAGCTTGTACCGATGCTTCCGTCATTTCTCGTAAACTGATGCGTTCGCATTTTGGTGTAACCCTTACCCTGATACTTAGCTGTCAGCATCCACGTGCCCGATTGGTAGAACATCACCTTTCGCTCTTTGAGTGCCTTGTGGAACTTGGCGGCATCCATCCCAACCTCTTTTGCAATCTGCGTGGACGTATAAGTGTTGACGGATTGCAGGACGTTATCCACGTACTGCACTTTCGGGGCTGCTTGGCGTAGTTGTTCTTCTTGTAATGCGTTCTGCTGTTCAAGACGCTTGTTTTCGGCTTGTAGGTTCTCAACCCTTTTCTGCAAAATTTGCTGGGAGCGCATAAGGATGTAATCGTCATTTTTGAGCAATGCTTCCCGTTTATTGAACTCATTGATGAACCTTTCTTTGAACTCGCCAGCTTTTGCACCTGTGTAGCCCATGACAAGGAAACTGAAACCGTCTTTAGTCATTTCATAAGCGGTTTGTTCCCGATTTCTTGCATCCTTGTAAGTGATGCGCTCAAAATTGAGCCGATTAAAATCTTCTGAACATGAGAGGCTTTCAATATCTCTCAATACATTCTTGTGTTCCTTTCCGAATACCTGTGCAACGATTAAAGAAGTGGTAACATCGTTGCCGTTACTGTTTTGAAATACTAAATCATCCATCTTGTAGCATTTAAAGATGATTATAGGCAAACAAAAAGCGGTCGCCATATACGCTGCTACAAGATGGTCGTGTACTCCGAAGAGCGACATTATCTTACGTATAGACAACCGCCAATATCCTAAAGTATGGGCATAAAAAATACCCATATATAATATGAGCAAATTAACCGCTTGCCCAACGGAGTAGATACAACTACCATCTTGTAGCACCGCAAAGATAGCCCTTATCTTTGAAATAGCAAACCTCTTATTAGAAAATTAATTATTTGGATTACTTTTTTCTTATTTTTGATTGGTCGCCCAAAATATTGTATTATATTTGCTGTACAATATAATACAATGTAATGCAAATAATAATATGGAAGCAGTAGTAAGAAAACAAACTTCGTTCCGCTTGCGTGAGGATTTATTGCAAATCTTGCAGGAACATGCCAAAAAAGCGAACAGGAGTTTGAATAATTTTGTAGAGAGCACTTTAATGGATGCAATGTATTCAGAACCTAATGAAGAGACGGTTGCAGCCATTAAGGAAGCGCGTTCCGGTAAATATGCCGGGGTTATTGATACGACAGATTTTGGCTCATTCAAAACAACAACAGAAAAGGCATGAGCGCAATAGACATTATTCGGGGTATTTTGATATACATGTACGGGCAAGACCACAACCCACCACACCTGCACATTAAAGACGGTGGCAACTGGTTTACTATCACTATCAAAGATAGGATGGTAGAAGGTAAGGGAACAGCAAAGACTATCCGACTGATAAATGAATACATAGACACCCACGAAGCGCAATTACTTGAAATTTGGGAAAAGGCGCAAAACGGTGAGAAAATAGAAAAGATTAAACGCTAAAAATAAAGGTTATGATACTATTAGTAGAATCCGCTGAATACATGGGTAAATACACTCTTTTGTGTACGTTCAACAATGGAGAAAGAAGAAAAGTAGATTTAACGCCACTCCTGAAATATCCGGCTTTCGAGGAACTGAAAGATGAAAGCGAGTTTGAGCGTTACGGGGTTGACGGTACAGTATTTTGGGCAAACGGTGCGGACATTGCTCCTGAATTTCTTTATGAAAATGGGACACCATATAAAGCATAATTATCTTTTGATACAGACGGAGATTGAGCTTCTTAAACTTGGAAGCCACTCTGAACTATTTGGGAAAAAGAAGTGATAAGCTATTTATAATCAGTCTAAATTACAAAGATTTCCGTTAAAAATATTGTCAAAATGATTTATTAGGAATTACTTTGCAAACAAAACTTAAAAAAATAGATATTTGTATGAAAAATACGATATTTACACTTATTATATTTTTATTAGCGGCTTGTTCTTCTTCTAAAGAAAAAATAGATGCATCGCAATTTGTTGGGGATTACGAATTAAGAAGCTGTTTTGACGAATCTAATTTTTTCCCAGATGCGAAAGGAGGATGTGAAATTATAAACAATGAAGGAGTTGTAAAAATAGAAATGCGAGTAGATAAAAATTCAAATGAGAGCGTTTCTGTCTGTGGATATATTGAAGGAGATAAAGTTAGGTATGATAATGGAGAACTTTTTGGAGAAATTTTAAACGGAAAAAGTTTTTGGATATATCAAAATAATGGAACAGTATATGAATTTTGGAATAAATATTATAATGGGAATAATAACACAAATGAAGGGATTTCGGAGAGATGTATTGCTATAACCAAAAAAGGAACAAGATGTAAAAGAAAAGCTGAAAAAGGTAGTTTATATTGTTGGCAACATAAATATAATCATTAATTTATATATACATCATGAAAAAAATATTATTTTTACTGACCATTTTAATGTTTATTCCCATTTTGGGAAATTCACAAACTATTAGAAAAAAAATTGCAAAAAAAGGAAATATATTTATCAATAAAACAATTGTAGACGGGGGAGAACCTATATATTTCCTCATGGGGCAAAATTCGGAATATAGTAGAATTATAGATATTGTATCTCCTTTGTATGGCAAGAAAGAAGATGTGATTTCTTTTTTTGAAGGAGCCATAAAATTATACAATACTTATAAAGGAGAAAATGTATCCGATGAAATAAATAATGTTGAAGTAAGTTTATCAAAAGTGCTTGGAAGTACAGTGATATTTGTTCAAGACAAAAAAAGTAATGGGTATTTAACCATGAAAAAAAAAGATTTAGATTTTTTCTTATCAAAAATGAAAGAAGAATGAAAATATAACAAACTGTATATGCATTTCCTCTCAACTGCTTATTTAAACAGTTTATAAATAATAAAGCCAGACACTAAGTTTGGCTTTTTCTTTTTCTCTTCCTTTTTCTGGTTTTCATTTTTGCCTTTCTTATTTAGAAAATTCTAAATAATTCAATATCTTTGTATCACCATGTGATGTTGCATGGCACTCAAAATTAGGACTTATGGCAAACGAGTTTGTAATTACCGATGTAGTAAGCGATAAAGCTTTAAATCAACTAACCAGCCTGACTAATAAATTTACGGAAGTTAAAAAAGCATATGCGGAGTTAGGGAAAGAACTGGCTAAATCTTATAGTATTCCGGTTTCTAATTATGACGACTTGACTAATAAGGCAAGATTATTTGAAGAGATTCAAAAAAAGTTAATTACAACAGAGAAAGAACTTGCTAACATCCAAAATGAATATAAGGCTCTTTTAAAAAACATTGCAGAGGAGACCCAAAAAGCCACAAAAGAAGCTTTGGAGCAGGCTAAAGCAAATGATTTAAATGCGCAAGCAGAGTTAAAAGCGGCTAAAGTAGAAACGGAAAGATTAAAGCAGCAAAAGATGCTTAATCAAGAAAAGAAGAAACTTAAAATTACCACGCAAGAAGCTATTGCTTTGACAAATAAAGAGGTTCATTCTATTAATGAGGCAAAAGAGCAAAATAAACTGCTTCGCATTGCAGTTTCCCAAGTTACTGATGCAGAAGATAAAGACAACAAAGTGCGTCAGCAATTAAATAATCAGATAGCTAAGAATACAGAGTATATACGCAGAAATACTGATTCATATACTAAGCAAAAGATGGCTATTGGGGCATATAAGAACGAAATAAAGGCTGCAATAGTCGAATTACAAAACGGAAATAAGACGTTTAAAAATTTAGGAATTGTCGCCAAAGGATATGGAAATATCTTAAGGTCAAATGTAGCAGGCGGACTCAATGAAGTTAGAATTGGGGTAGGTTCTATGGTAAAGGGAATGGTTGGAGCACAAGCTGTTATCAGTGGGTTTCAAAAGCTCATAGGTTTATTTAAGTCAGGTGCTCAATCTATTGTTGATTTTGAAGCTGCAAATAGCAAATTAGCAGCAATTTTAGGTACTACATCTAAAAATATAAAAGACTTGACAACTGATGCTCAACGATTAGGTGCGGCAACTAAATATACAGCATCACAAGCTACTGCCTTACAAATAGAACTGGCTAAATTGGGATTTTCTAAAAATGAAATTCTGCAATCAACGGAGGGTATTTTAAAATTTGCCCAAGCTACTGGCGCAGAGTTGCCAGAAGCAGCAGCTCTTGCAGGTGCTGCACTTAGAATGTTTAATGCAGACACATCAGAAACGGAACGATATGTATCTGCAATGGCTGTTGCTACAACCAAGAGCGCTTTGTCTTTTTCTTATTTGCAAACAGCGATGCCTATTGTGGGTCCAGTGGCAAAAGCTTTCAATTTTCAGATAGAAGATACTTTAGCCTTATTAGGGAAATTGGCAGACTCTGGATTTGATGCGTCTATGGCCGCGACAGCTTTAAGAAATATATTCCTTAATCTTGCTGATAGTAATGGACTATTGGCTAAATCATTAGGTGGAGCGGTAAAAACATTGCCTGAACTTGTGAATGGGTTGAAGAAGTTAAAAGAGCAAGGTGTGGATTTAAATACTACGCTTGAACTCACTGATAAAAGAAGTGTGGCTCAATTCAATACATTGCTTACTAATATTGATGCGCTTATCCCTTTAAGAGAACAGATAACAGGAGTTGAAGAAGAACTTGGGAACATGGCAAATACTATGGGGGATAATGTACAAGGAGCAATTCTTGGATTGTCTTCGGCATGGGAAGCATTTATGTTATCTTTCAAAAAATCCACTGGGCCAGCAAAGAATGTTATTGATTTTTTTGCAAGAGGTATTAGGAATGTAGCTAATCAATTAAAGGACGCCAATCAGCTACAAGATGATTATAACAATAGAGCAGTTGCTATGGCTCAAAATGAAATGGCTAAATCCAATATTCTTGAAAAGAATGCAAGAAACATGCAAAATTTGTATCAAGAATATGTACAATCTGGTATGAAAGCCGATGAAGCCGCCATAAAAGCTAAAGAAGAATACATTGAAACTTTGAAATCAAGACTTGAGTTTGAAAATACTGATTATCAATTAGCTATTGCCAACCGCAATAAATTGGAAGATGAATTAAAAAATAGAGGTTTTTTTACTATTCTAACTTCATGGAAAAGAACAAATAGTGTTATTAAGGAGGAAATTGATGTTGCAACTAAAGCCGCTGCCGGTAAAAAAGCAATATCGTCTATTACAGAATCATTGATAAACCAACTTAATAAAATTGATTTAGCAGGGAGTAACGCGTCCGATGCTGGCAATAATGGAATATTAACGGATAAAGAAAAGAAAGCTTTGGAAAAAGCCGCTAAAGAGCGTATTCGCATTCGTGAAGCTTTACAACAATCCGAACTGGATTTAATGGATGAGGGATTAGAGAAAGAACTTGCTAAAATATCATTGAATTATAACAAGCGAATTGCAGCTATTAGAGGCAGTTCTAAGGAAGAACAAGCAACCAGAGAAAATCTTGCAAAAGCAATGCAAGAAGCTTTGGAAGATAAACAATTATCCTATGGACTTGATAAAGAAAAGTCTCAAATTGAACATAAATTAGACATTGTAAAAAAAGGGAGCGAAGAAGAATATAGATTAAGATTGGAATTGCTCGATAACGAAAGGGAACAAGCTATAAATGCTGCTATAAAAAACGGAGAAGATGTTTTTCTTGTTGATGAGAAGTACAAAAGAAAACGATTAGATTTAGAAGAAAAGTACGCCTCTGAAAAGAATAAGAAAATACAAGAATCTTATTCTTTTCAATCGGTTATTATAAATGCTGCAATGTCTAAAGAATTAGATGAAGCAGCTGCACAATATTCTCAAGGTTTAATAAATAAAGAAGATTATGAAAGGAAGAAGCAGGAAATAACAGAAAAATATGCTATAAAGCAAGCACAATTAGCCATTGATTTAGCCAAAGAACAACTAAATACACCAGGTCTATCGGAAGAAGATAGATTAAAATTGAAAGAAAAGATAGCACAAGCTGAAATTGCCCTTGCAGAAAAGGTTAGGGATGCAGAAATAAACGCAGTAGATAAATCAGCTGAAGTTAACAAGAGGAAAATGGATAAAATAGCAGAAACTATTCAAGCTATATCTGATTTACTGGGAGGATTTGCAGATTTGGGAACTGCTATTTTTGAAAGAAAGATGGAAGAAGTGGAAGCTGAACAAGATGCTAATGATGAAGCATATGATAGAGAAGTCGAAAGAATAGAAAAACTTGAAGAAAATGGTGCAATCTCCACCGAAGAAGCGGAAGCTCGTAAACGTGCCGCGGAGGATAAAACAGCAAAGAAAAATGCGGAGCTTGAAAAGAAAAAAGCCGCATTGCAGGAGAAGCAAGCAAAGTTTGACAAGGCTAACAATATTATACAAACGATAATGGCTACATCTTTAGCTATAATGAAAGCATGGACTAATCCATTCGCTGCTCCTGGGATAATCCCATTAATTATAGCACAAGGAGCAGTTAGCTTGGCGACCATAATAGCCCAGCCCATTCCCAAATACGCCAAAGGGACAAAAGACCATCCCGGCGGTTTGGCAATAGTAGGTGATGGCGGCAAGAAAGAGGGTATCGTGACTAATAATGGGCTTTTTATCACTCCTGATAAGCCGACATTGGTAGACCTTCCGGCGCATGCGCAGGTAATCCCTGATTTGTCATATATCTATGACCGTAGAGGGCTTACTTCTGATTATGGTTTATTGGAACAAAAGCTAAAGAATATGAGAGAAGAGGGGATTGTTGTTAATGTAAACAACGATTACAGCCGACTTGAAAGAAAGATGGAAAGTAATACCAAACAATTGCAGAACATTGGTCGGATTATGAAGAAAGCCAACCATATCGCGGATTATAATTGGATTTCAAGCAGAGTATAAGATATGATATATAATGACTTAAACAAAATATGCCTTTCCCGCTTTATAGACATATTCCTGGGGGATATTGATAAGGTTGTTCAAGGCGGAAGATATAGTATCAGGGAAAAGGCTTTGGCGGCCGAGAAGCTATGCAATGAATACTTATCAATAATAGGGGGAAAGTCTGTTTCCGCTCAAATAAACCGGAAAAATGAAGTGCTGAAAATTCAAATCCGATTAAATTGTCTTGCCATATGTCAGGAACTCATTTCTTCCGGAAACTGGAGTGATGCTGTAGAAGTCATGTCTGCTTTGGGTTATAAATTCAGAGAGGACGAACATGATAAGATAAAGAACCGGATAAGCAGCGTTTCCGCTTCTGACAACTACCGCCTTGCAAAATTGCAGGAAACATCTCCTGATATAGGGAAAATAAAAATGGATAGGGAATATTTTACCAAAGAACGCGTTTCTTTAATGTCTCATGTAAAAATGCACATTGATGAAAACACGTTCTCCGCCAAAGAATATGCCTATATGGTCAAACGTATGTGTGATGACATAGATGCTATGATACGTTCAACTTCAAAAAAGAAATAGATATGTATTACAGATGTGAACTGTTGATAGGCGGAATGACATATGACGCCACAAATGAGCTTGTTAATTGGGACGATGTAGAGATGTCTTTCAAGAGAGGGGATTATGACGGAGTTGTTCGTAGTTTTTCCACAAAATTTGAGTTTGCCAACGGCGCTTATTCGCTATTGCTGAAAGAATATTTGTCGAATTACCTGAACTCATCTGCAACACTCGTGTTTTATACCAGGAATAACTCATGGCTGTTAAATGAAAAGTTCAGATGCGCTTTGGACTACTCTACATTTTCCTACAATGATACGACGTGCGAAATAAATGCCGTCGACAACAGTCTCGCAAGCTTGATTAAGGCAAAGAAAGGCACGCAGTATGAATACCCGGTAAAAGAAATAAAGGAGTCCCAACCTTTGGATTATGACAGATTGTTAATGAACAGTGATATAAAATGGTCTATACCAAGTGACGCAGAGGAGCCTAATGTTTCCCATGTAATGACTGCTTATCCTAATGCTTATTATACTATTCCTTTTTATATGTTAGGACAACCGGAAATTGCGACAAAGGACATTGTAGAGGTTTTTGATACGGCTGAAAACCGATTTGAAAGTACGGAAAGTCTATTCGGAGAATATCTGTTCAAAAATATATCTGACAGGGATTTGACCATACGGATAAAAGTAAAATTCAGTGTATTCATTACGTATCAGAGACCAGGCGTATCCTTCCCGATATATATACGGCTTTCCTCTTATAATGAAAATAGTAAAGAACTTAAAATATATTATCAATCTGCTACAATTCAAACATTTAATACATACACTGTCGATATTGATGAGAATTTGACAATATCTCCAGGTGAGATGATTAATTTCAATATAGCACTTGCAAAATCTGACCCTATATATCAAAAATTTCCCGTTAATTTTAAATTCAACAGTCTTGACACACCGTTAAATATAAGTTTTTCCGAGCGTGGAAAATCTGTAAAAATAGATTGTATCAGTCCTAAAGTATTGCTTAACCGTTTACTGAGGTCTATAACTGATAAGAACAATGTAACGGGTGAAATCGCCACCGGAGTAGATGAGCGTTTAGACATGGCGATGATAGTTCCGGCAGAAAGCATACGAGGACTTCCCAATGCCAAAATATATACATCTTATACCAAATTCGCCAATTGGATGAGCGCGGAATTTGGGTTTGTCCCTGTAATCGGTGACGAGAAGGTGACATTTGTTCATCGTGATACTTTATTCCAAGATACAGAAATAAAGGACTTGCAGGACAGCACTTCCGATTTGGAATACAATGTGAATGCCGGACTGGTTTATTCGGGGGTAAAAGTCGGGTATGACAAACAGGATTACGACAGTGTAAATGGTCGCGATGAATTCCGCTTTACCAATGAATACACCACCGGCATTACATTGACAGATAACGTATTGGAATTAGTTAGCCCATATAGAGCCGATGCTTATGGTATGGAATTTCTTGCGGAAAAAAGAGGTGAAGATACGACTGACAGCGACAGTGATAATGATATATTCTTTGTTGGAGCATCACTTGACGGAGAAAAATACAAGCTTGTAAGGGATGGATATATAATATCCGGTGTCATATCTCCTTCTACCATGTTCAATGCCATGTATTCCCAAAGGTTTATGATTGAAGCAAACGCAAGGTATATAGGTGCTTTTGCCAACGCGTTGGAGTTTACATCATCTGACGGTAACAGTGATGTGACAATCAATGGAGTTAGCGAAAGGTCGAGCATTGTATTGGGAAACAAACTGTTCACGGTAGGAGAACTTTCCGTCAAGACCGGAGATTTGGAAATACCGTCAGACTTGACGGGTTACATTCGGGTGGAAAAGAACGGACATATTTATAAAGGCTACGTAAAAAGTGCAAGCTATAATTATGGACGACCGGAAGCGGTAAAATATTATTTGATAGTCAAGAGTGTGGATTAATAGATGAGGAGATTCCATATAAGTCTATCAGGCACTCGTTATTTTATAAGGTATTATTTGGAATTGGTCTAAATAGTATGTATATTTGCGCATGATGTGTGAAGTTGCACGTCACTATAAAAGGACGAAAGGACATGGTAAAAGTTGGTGATGTTTGCCCTCTTTTTTTCTCACCTGTAAAAGATAAGTTTGGGCTTGATATGGACTATATTCAGAAGTTCCACGCTTCTGATAAAATCCATATACAGGTATTCACTAATGCTTCTGAGGAAGTTTCAGCGAGCCTGAACAATCTTGCCGCAGGAAATTCTACACCAATATCACTTTCCACATATAATCATAATGACAATGTAGTGATGTATTACGCCATTCTTCGAGACTTGGAGGATGCCGTATATACGGTTACAATCAACGAATATACATCAGAACCTTTTATTGTATGCTCCTCTGACGACTTGTTAGAGGAAACTGTACTTATCCGTTATTCCCATAAAAGCAATAACTCCGCTTTTGATAACATATTTTGGGTAGATGATATTCAGCAAGTATTTAATTTTCGTGTGGAAGCAGGATTTAAACCTGGAGGATATTCCCCTCGAATAGATAATGAGCAATATCGCAACCAAATGCAAGAGATAGAAGAATTATACGCAGTACCTTATGATGTGTATAATCTTACGATAGGAAATTCAAGCGGCGTCCCTTATTGGTTTGCAAAACACATAAACCGTATTTTATGCCTTTCTATGGTGGAAATTGACGGGACAAGATATGTCCGTTCGGAAAGTTCTGTTCCGGAAATGACGCAAGTTATTGAAGATAGCCAGCTGTTCCATATAAATATGGCTCTTGAATTGCAGAATAACGATATTGCAGGTATTGGCGGCTCTCCTGAAGCTGGTTCTTCCGCCTCTTTCCCTGCATTCCTGATAGACCACGCCAAAGATGGAGAGATGTTGCAATTCAGCGCAGAAAAAGCTGCATTTACTAATGTTGATAAGGTTGAGGTATGAAAAAAAGGCTTAGTAAAATATTATGGTTTGGTGATGCTCTTAATGAAAACAATCAGGCAGCTCCCCCTGCTTTATCTCCGAGTAATGAAGAGCATTTACAAGGTCTGAATCTCGGGGAAATATATATATGCGTCGCAGATGCCGACCCAGCACTGTTCATCAGGACTTCCGCCGACCGAATTGTCTACTTTAAGGCTCTTGATATAGAGGCTTTATCTAAGTTCTTTATAAGAAAAGACAGACCGGACGAAGCTGGATTTTTAATAAAGTTCTTAGGTGGATTGTTTTCAGACTACATCCAGTCCATGAACTTTTCTTCCGGTGCTCTCGGTGAAGGCTTTGTTATTAAAGTAGACAGCAAGACGGGAGACAGCTATTTGGAAGTAGACCATATGTTGGCACGCAAAAGTGCCACGTTTATTGAGTTGCTGATACAGCGATTACGCCAGGTTGGCGGTCAGATAATACTTTCTCCCGCATCCATGTCATGTTCTAAGGTAGAGGAATACGATACCTTTTACCGCTGTTACTTCGAGAACACAGACGGGGAAAAGACCATTGTTCAGGAATTTGTAATAGGAGACCAAGCCCGCAGCCAGACATTCAACATCAAGCCAGGCGTACATGAGAATGTCTCTAATACCTACTATTGGCGGTTGGTGACAAGCGTAGGTGACAATTACATAGACCTTTCGAAGAGCGACTGTGACACGGGGTCTGCCGCACCACAAGCAGGCGATGACATTGTACAGTTAGGTAACCGGACGGATAAGACCAGACAGAACGCCATCGTATTGGCAGCATACGGGAATGAAACTCCAAGCTTCCGTCAATATGCAGGGATTGATTCTTATTCTTTGGCTGGTAAAGAAGTGACAGTTTTCAGTCCTAATGGAAATAAAGTTACTGGTGACTTTATCTTGAAAACGGGTGTGAATATCCTTACCCAGTTCAAGATATTGGAAGATTTGATTTACTCTGAAATCTCCAAAGTGCTTGACGAGGTGCAGGCAAAGGATAATTATCTGTATAACGCATCATTTGCAAGCAATACGAACGGTTGGGAGACAAAGAACGATGTTCATTTCTTTACTGTGAACGGAAAGTTCTTATTGGTTAACGACAAGTTCTATTCCCGCAAGGATGCCATGGCTGCCGTTATCAGAGACGGGGATAGAAACGTGCTTCGTATTCTTTCTTCCGGAATAAAACAGTCAAATGCGGACTTAGCCAATAAGCCGACCTATGAGGAAGGAGAAGAACCGAAGAAGTTCTTTATCTCTTTTCGGTATAAGGTAGCTACAGCCGGAACGCTGACAATAGGATTTCCCGGTCAGAACCTGCATTTCACCGAACGTCTTGAACCGGGCGAGGAATACATAATGAAGGAGTATTCCGGTACATGGGACGGAACGGGCGATTTTGAGTTAAAGTTTACGGGGGATATATACATACACTCGCTGGCTCTTACCGAAAACGCATTCGAGGATTTATATACAAAATTGAGTTCCGAGATAAAGCAGACTGCGGAAAGTATCAGGTTGGAAGTAAAGGAACTCTCGGAAAGCAACAATCAAAGGTTCTCACAGATTGAGCAGACAGCGGAAAACCTCAAATTGTCTGTTACAAAAATAGAGGAAGATGTAACGCAGTTGGGACTGGACATCAATGGGGTTACCGATGAACTTAAATTATATGTCAAAAAAGACGGATTAGGTTCTGAAATCAATGTGGCACTTGATAACATTTCCGTGGTTTCCAAAAATATATACTTTACCGGAAATATATCCGCCAACGGGAATGTGTCTATTCAGGCAGACGGGACAATAAAGGCTATTGGTGGATATTTTGAAGGAGAGATAAATGCAAACAGCGGGGTGTTTAAAAATGTAAGAACTCCTAACAACTCTTTGGTGATAGACGAAAATGGGAATGTTAGCATTGTTGGCAAAATATCAACCGCTTCGTCAGGTACAAAAATAGAAATAAACCCAAATTCAAACAGCCTAAAATTTTATAATTCAAAAGGATATGATGTGGGTGGAATTTCATTCCTTGATAGTGGAGGCGGAGGTACTTCTGTTACTTACCCAAGATTAAAATTGGACAATATAGCAAGTGATGGCAACTTAACTGCGTCTACCACCCTTTTTGCAGGGTCATTGTCAATGATTTCAAATTTAAGTGGGTCAAGATACCAAGTGTCTCTTGGCATCGACGGACTTTCTTTTTATAAAGATGGAAGATTAACTAAATCATACCCAAGCTCATGAAAAAGATAAATTTTAAACAATTACTGATTGCTACGGACATTACCCGTAAGCATTGTGAAAATATAGATTGTAGAGAGAATTTTGCGAATGTATTATACCGGAACGGTAACGGTATCGCATCACATGCACTCGCTTTGAAGATATACAACTCCAATGAAGAGACAGAGTATACCGATGAAGAAGTATCCTTGATACAAGAGCATGCAAATGCTTTTTGCAAACCTTTCTTCATTGACGCGCTCAATCGTGCTATCAACAATCAACCGGAAGAAGTAACCGATAAACAGGAATAATTATGGCTTGGACAGAACAGGATTATCAAGAAATAGTTGCCCGTCTTATGGCTAACTCCATAGGGGTTAATGAAGTACCGAATGCGGACAAAGCGGATGATGTAACGTCATTGCCTGCATTTAAACCTTCAGGAAGCAACAGTGAAGCTTCTGTGGTCAATTATCCTTTAGAATTTTTGAAAGGAGAACAAGGCGAGCCAGGTATACAAGGAGAACCAGGGAAATCATTTAAGGTAGCCGGCGAATACGCCACCCTTGAAGCCTTGAAATCTGCCGTTCCCGATGGTTCGGCAGTTGACGGGTTCATGGCTGTAGGTACGGAAGCTCCTTATGATTACTACGCATGGGTGAACGGTGAATGGGTAAGCCAGGGTAAGATAGGCGGCATAGACGAAGCGCCAACTGATGGAAAGGCATACGGTCGTAAGAATGGGGATTGGGCGGAAGTCTCTGATAAGAAATATGTCGATGACAGCATTTCAAGCGCTCGTAGTGTTGGCTACATGATGCAGTTTACAGAGATTGACACTTCTGGGTTGGATGAGAATACGTGGTATCCGGTTACGATTGCTGCTGGAGAAAGAATGAACATACGAGTAGAAGTGCTGGTATCATTAGATAGCGGTACAAAACCGTCATGGTCTACACATGAGAGAGGATTTTCTACTCGCAAAATTTGGGAATTTGCTCCGTATGCTTGGGGTGTTAATCGTGATAGCAAGACTACTATATACTTATCAGATTTCCTTCATACAGATATAGACCCTGTGAGGGGTTTAGGTAATTTGAGCCACTTTGATACATGCTATGTTTTTGTACGAGGTGGTGGTAAATACCACTTTTATGCTTCTCATGAAGCAAAAGTTATTCTTCATACTGATACATATGCACCAGGCGACCAAAGTGTTAGTCCAACTACTGAAACCCCTGCGGGAATAGTGGCGAATATAGCAACGAAGGAGTATGCGGATAATATCGGTTATGGTAAGGTTATTGATGTTGCCGATGGTTCTTTGTTAACTATCAATAAAAACATATGGGATACAGAAGCTTATGACCATGTTGTTAAAATATTTGGTTCTACTGATGTTATTAAGAATATGATTATAGATATTTGCAATAACCATACTAAATATTATATACATAGTTACTCAAGCTATAGAAATTGTATAGAACTTTCTTCTGTTTATGCTTATTATACTGATGAAGAAAGATATGAAATAGAATTTAATATTAGTTATTATACTTCTCAGGGACCTGTTTCTAAACGAATAGCAATAGCATTAAACTTATTTGATGACGATAAAAGTGATGATAGACTTTTTATTGAAGATATTCTTGTATCTGATAATCTTCAAAGAGTTGTTAAACGTACTAAATCTGAATATGATAATACCGGTACTAAAAACGAATATACAATGTATGCTATAACAGATGCTTGATATGAGAGATAAGAATTTAGAGCGGAAATATAAACCCTGATATTAAAAAATGGAGATAGTTAGATATGGTTAAAATTGGAGCTACATCTATTAGTAATCTTGCCGTTGGAAATAAAAATATTGATTTGCTTAATATCGGCAATGCCATTTTTTATGCTGGCTATCCTTATCCTTGTGTTGGTGAGAATAATTTAACCCCCATTACTCTTCAGCAATACATTGAGTTGCCTTATTTTGGAGACCCGCAAAATTTTCAAGTAGCCCTATATTTTTCAAAATATATAGAAAGTTTTGAATATAGAATTGTATTAGCTGGAATAGATAGCGGTTTTAAAGTTTGTCCTCTTAATAAACAAGTAGTTCCTGATGTTTACGGTTCTGTCACAAATTACGGTAATTATGCTGTTCTATTAGGTATGTGTGCTCCTCGTTATATTGCCAACGAAACGAGCGCTCCAACGATGCTTACTGAATTTAAAATTGATGGTAAATTATACAGCTATAATTATATAAGAAAGTAATTATAAGAATTGAATTTAACTTATTTGATTATGAGAGTAAAAGTATTTTATGAAAACTGGTTTGCCAAACTTATCCTATTTGGCGACTACACAACAATTATGTTCTTCGGCTTTATCCTTACGAAGCTGAAAGAACTGTCCGAAACGACTATCCGCCATGAACGGACACATCAGAAACAGTTCTTCGAGTGTATGGAGATAGCGGCTATCCCGTCCGTATTGCTGGCATTCCATGTCAGTGCGTGGTGGTTGCTCCTTATCCCGCTATTCTACTACATTCTTTATTTGGCAGAATGGTTTGTGAGCTTCGTGTATCACTTGTTCACAGACAACAAGATTGGGGACGGAGAGGTCAATAAAAACGCTTACCGTGCGAGCGCATTTGAAATGGAAGCCAAACTCAACCAGGATAATCCGAACTATCTGAAAGAACGTAAATGGGGTGCGTGGTTCCGCTATTACGGTAAGATATGAAAATCCCGTCCTACTCTCACGAGCAAAACGGAATGACAGTAGTTCGCTTATTTGATAAGAGACACAAAGATATGAATAATTGACAAATAACGATAAGATGAAGAATAACATTATTACCCAAAGCATACCGGGTGGTTTCTCGGTAATAGCAAGCAGTTTTATTGCACAGTCATTGGAACACATGATACCGTGGCTGATAGTAACATTTTCAGTCGTTGTATGCGATTTGATGTTCGGGATAAGGAAATGCCTGCTATTGGGTGAAGAATTTCGGTTTTCAAGTGCTGTGCGCCGTACTATGGGTAAAATGGTGACATACTTTGCCTTTGTTTGTATGGTGGTGATGATAAACATTGCTTCCGGCAATAAATGGAATATTGATGTGTATTCATGCTTGTTTGTCTGCTTCATAGAGTTCTGCTCTATCATAAGCAATATCTTGAAACCAAAGGGATATAATTTCAACTTACTGAAAGCGTTGGGATTGTTCGGAAAGAAAGTGCTCGATGTCGAGAAAGAAGATATGAGTGAAATAATAACTAAAGATAAGGAGTAACAAAATGAAAAAGAAATTGATTATCGCAGCGATTGTTATCGCTATCATCGTGGTAGTTATGCTGTACATGCACTACACACCGTTTTGGGTGAACCTGACTACTGTTGTATCATTCGGTGTCGGTGTTGTTGCCGGATGGGTGGCTCGTTTAGTTTATGACAAATATTTCAAGGAGGACGCGCAGAATGAAAGTATTGATTGACAACGGACACGGAAGTAACACTCCGGGCAAGTGTTCACCGGACGGAAGATTGAAAGAGTATGCGTATGCCCGTGAGATTGCCATACGTTTGGAAGCCGAATTGCGCAAACAAGGTGTTGACGCAGAACGTATCGTCAAAGAGGAAATAGACGTTCCCTTATCGGAGCGTTGCCGTAGGGCGAACGAATACAAGGCAAGTGACACAATCCTCGTATCTATCCACTGTAATGCAGCGGGAAGCGGCTCTGAATGGATGCAGGCACGTGGTTGGGAAGCGTGGACTTCGGCAGGTCAGACGAAAGCCGATAAATTAGCTGACAGCTTATATGCGGCAGCCGGACGACTTTTGCCGGGTATGAAGATACGCAAGGATATGACGGATGGCGACCCTGATAAGGAAAGCGGATTCTACATCTTGAAGCACACGAAGTGCCCGGCAGTCCTTACAGAGAACCTATTCCAAGACAATAAGGAAGATGTTGGCTTCTTATTATCGGAAGAGGGCAAACGGGCAATAGTGGACTTGCATGTGCAGGGAATTGTGAACTATTTGAATAACTCTAAAAAGTAAACATCATGGCAGCAGAAGTTTTATCATTTCAAAAAGAAGAAGGCAAAACAGCGTATTACGCAACGTTTGTCAGTGACGGTAATCCCGTTACCATACAGATAAAGAACAAGGGCGGAATGGTGACTGTATTTGCCAATATCGAGGGCATGAATCCTATCCCGCTTTCCCCAAATGCCAATCAAGCCTTAGGTCCTTCCAATGTGATATTTCGTCTTATTGGCATAGCGGCAGGGATGGAAATTACAATAAGAAGTGCTACGAAAGTGTCAGAAGCCAAAATGATTAAAGAGGGATAGCCTATGAAACCAATCATTATCCCTCACATCAGCATTCCTATAATCGGCATTCCCGTAATCAGCATACTTACCATAGGGTTTCCCGGTGCTGGCGGAAATAAGCCGCATCCATTTCCTGATGAAGGGTATTTATTATTAGCCAATGACGCTCCATTGTTGTTGACTAACGAAGAGCCGATATTGCTTACAAGTAAAAATAAATAGTAGTATGGAAGAGAAAATAGAAAAAGGACAACAAATTGGACAACTCCCCAAAAGAGACGTTTTGACGGGTAATGAGCAGTTTCCATTTCAAGAAGACAGAGAAAACGGTTCTATCACCCCTAACGTCCTAAAGAGTTTTATTAGTTCCGGAAAAGGTGGATATATGAGCTATATAACCGAGTATAATGTTTCCATTCATCATCCTTCATTCGGGATTGATGGCAGTAATAGATATACATTAGAAGGTGCTATTGTTCAAGTTCCGGAAGATATAAGAACAGCCGGTCTAAAGGTGTCATTCTTGAACAATAGCGGACTTGTGGAGACATGGGAATTTGCAGGTGGAGCATTTGAAAATATCGAGAACTGGAAATCAAATGAAGATAAATTGACTGACATTAGAGATGAAGCAATCAGTAAAATAAAGGAAGTTGAAAGCGATGCTATTTCAAATTTCAGTTCCCAGCGTGTTATCCCTGATATGCTGTCCGAATCAACCAAGCAATTTATTAACGCAAGTGGTGGCGGTACAATAAACAATCTTGCGGACGACGAGGACCTTGTGTCTGTAGACAAAGGGGAAAGTTTAAGTGTTTTAAAATTTGCCGACCGTGCTTATAATCCTGGAACACATGTGGGAATGGGGTATAAAATCCTGCGCAGGAATATTATAGACGGTAAAAATATACTTACCCAGGAAATGATAAATCAGCCTGATACTATATATGAAATCAGGTATGATTTTGATTTGGATGGCGCTGAGATAAGCATTCCTGAAGGGTGTATTCTAAAATTTAATGGGGGGCGTTTTTTAAATGCGTTGAATATCAAAGGGAATGTAGAAAACAAATACTTAATGCCGGAATGGTTTGGCGCGTCCAACGACGGTAAAACAGACAGCTCTGATGCATTTAATGCAATCGTGCGGATATGTCGCAGTATAAGATGTTCCAATAAGAAGACTTATCTGTTTACCAAAGACATAGATGCAAAGATTTTGAATGAATTGTCGATTGACATGAATATGTCTTCTTTCATAGATTTCCATATTGTCATAAACATGAATGATGGAATAAATGATTGGAGATCGGCATACTCTTCTATCGGGCTTTCAATCAAAGAAGGATTTATCATGTCTAAAGGCAGCGATACGAAATACCGTAATTGGCAAATTCCTGTCATAATCAGTGGGGTTCCTGTACATTTGGATAATATGAATATAAGGCGGGTTCCTTATATACTGGCATTGGCTGATAGATATATTGATGTCATGCGTTGGCATAATGTCATTTATTATTCATGGGAGGACACCTATTCAGATGTAACATACCGGCTTGATGCTATAAATGTGGTGTTAAGGGATGGTACTATATCCAAAATGAATGAGGGACAAGAGTTAGCGGGAGATGCTTGGATATTTAATTCGGTAAATGAATTCAGAGGGTATAACGAAAAAAGGACTTTTGATTATAAGTTAGGTACATTCAGAGGAGGACTGTATACTAACTTCATTAATTGCATACAAAGCAATATAACATTAACTCAAAAAATCAAAGCTAATTTTACCGGCTGTCACTGGGAAATCAGCGGAGTTACAATTGAAGGTAGTGGAGGTCTCATTCAAGCCAACTTTATAGGCTGCTATTTTTATATGAATAGCAGGATATTAAGTGAAAATCAAGGCGTAACATATATTGGTTGTTATTTTAGAGGGCTATGGGATAAAGCCGGAGATATGACAATGCCTGAATTTTTGAACAATACTGATATTGTGGATATGAATTGCGTGTTTCTCAACTGTAGAATAGGGGGGACATTGGTTGATACAAATCGGTACAAAGCCTGTTATTATAATTATAAGAGAACGACTTCATTAGGAATGCGCCAGTATGTTATGGACGCTTTTAACAAAGGAAATATTGAATTAAGGGATACCGGTAACATTATTAATAACCGGGAGAATGGAAATTATAAATATACAATATATCTGTTGTGTGGAGAAAATATACCTATTGCCAAACGTGTGTTTAATATGGATATTACTGATAGTGATAAAGGGAAAACGCCATATTTCTATATAAACCCGGGTAAGAACTATGGGTTTGAGGTATACAGAGAGTCACCTAACGGGAAAAAAGAAGTTGTTGTTGGATTCAGTTCGGTTAATGACGTTGAAACCTTATCGTTTCAGGATTTTTCAGACTGTGCATTAATCGGTGAACATGATTCTACCTGGTCAAGTATGAAGACATCGGTATTGCTGTGGAAACCTGTAAAGGACGATATACCGGACAAAACTTTATACCCGCATTTTTTTTACAATCAGGGAGTCTTGATGTCAACGAATGGGAATTTAAAAAGTCCGTTTCTTGATTTTTTCGCAATTCCATGTTTAAATGTAGGAGTTACTTCACAACGTCCTGGCAATGCAGATAATGGTTTTCAATTTTTTGATGTGACCCTGCGTAAACCTATATGGTGGAACGGTTCTTCATGGGTAGATGCCAATGGAGCTACGGTATAGTGTTTTACTAATTATTTATGGTATGAAAAATAACATCTTAGGTGCGGTGGTCTATCTATCCACCGCCATAGTATTCGGTGGCAGCACTGCACTGCTGATGCTCTTTATCAAGGAGAACAGCGACCGTTGCCACTACTATAACGGTAAGTGGAGCAAAAAAGACTTGCTGTGTGGAGCTGTTGCAATATGTGCAGGCGTGGTGGTTAATCATTATTTGTTGAGGTTATGAAAAAACTACCCTGGCTATTAGTTGTATTGCTGGCCATCGCTTGTGTGGCGGCTTGTTTCCGTCCGCTCGAGCCTTTGCCGGCAGAAATACGTACCGAAACAAAGATACAGACGGTTGTCAAACTTGACACGGTTCTTATCTCCGCACCGATAGCGGTCTTTTGGCAGATATTGCCGAATGACACTGTACGTATAGGTGATACCTTGCTTCATCGCAGAAAGGTTGTGTATGAAGATAGCCTGTACCGTGCAGTGGTGAGCGGATATGTAGACCCGCGGCTGGATAGTATGACTGTGTATCCGAAGACGGTTTATCAGACGGTAACGAATGACATCTATCATCCGGTTCCCATCAAGCCGAAGAAAAAGCGTTGGGGATTAGGGTTGCAGGCTGGATATGGGTATCCGGGCGGCATGTACGTAGGCGCAGGAATAAGTTATAATCTATTTGTATGGTAAGAAAGAAATTAACGATGTAGAAGTTGGCTTGTAGCTGACACTCTTTTGGGGCTTAGAGTAAAAAGAAAGCCCCCAACGTTCAAATAATTATTGCCACATAAAAATTTGAAAAAAGCATAAGACACCGCACGTTGGAGGCTTTAATATCTTCAACACGGTATCTTATGCTTTGTTCGTATATAATCAAATATTTTATGTGGCAGGGCAAAGATAAATATAAAATTCAGAAAAACTATGTGTAAGTCAGAAATCTTTGCCGAAACAATCAATCTCGTGGCGCAGGAGACCGAAATACCCGCCAGCCGAATACTATCTTCGGATAAGGATACGGAAACCGTAGACGCCCGCTATTTGCTTGTACAGTTACTTGTCGAAAGGGGAATGTATCCTTCGCAGATAGCTCCTAAAATCCACAAGACCAAACGTGCGATAAACTACATGATTTCCAATTTCCAGGAACGTATGGAAGGCGGGAAAATGTTGAGAATATATTGGGAAAACATTAGGAAAGCGTTGGGAAACAACTGATTTCATGGCAGTATCGGTATTTATACTTTTGTGATGCGGTTGATTTTGACCGTAATACAAAATATAAATCTCTATGGAAAGAACGTATGTCTTCAATCAAGACGGGAACAACGGAAATGGTGGCGGAAGCAAATTCGACATCATGGCTATGTTGCCCAACTTGATGGGAAGCAAGGGTGTAGACCCCGGACTTCTCGCTTTACTGAACCAGGGACGTGGCAGCCAAGACCAATGGGGCGGCTCGTGGTGGTTCATCTGGATTATCCTTTTGTGGTTCTGTTGGGGCGGCAACGGCTTCGGCAACCGCTTTGGCAATGGTGGCGGTCTGCCTGCTGAGCTTAACGGTGATGTCGGTCGTGAATACCTGATGTCAGCCATTCAGGGCAATGGCAATGCCATCAACCAGCTTGCTTCTTCTTTGAACTGCTCTACCCAACAGTTACAGAGCGCCCTGTGCAACATCCAGGGACTTATCGCCAATGTAGGAAATCAGGTGGGCATGTCAAGCCAGCAAATCATCAACGCATTCCAGTCCGGAAATCAGGCTGTTCTTACTCAGATTGCAGATTGTTGCTGCAAGACTCAGAACGCCATCACCACAATGGGCTATGAGAACCAGCTTGCGATGTGCAATCAGACCAACGCGCTTGTCAACACAGCCAATCAGAATGCCCTTTCATTGCGTGACGGTGCGACTGCCAATACCAATGCTATCCTTGCGAAGTTGGACGCTATGCAGAACCAGGCATTGCAGGACAAGATTGCGGCTCTTACAGCAGAAAAAGCCACTTTGACTGCTGAAATCTCCCAACGTAACCAGAATGCTACTATCCTGAATTCAGTAGGACAACAGATTGCTCCTTTGGCAGCAGGCTTGCAGGCATTGCAGTCCGATGTCGATGGAATAAAATGCAAGATGCCACCTACAGTAGCAGTGCCATACCCGCAATTGCAAGCATTTAACCCTGAGATAGCTCGTGCTGCGGCTTTCGGTGCTTACGCCGGTGATGCAATGTATGGGCGTAGCGGTTGTGGTTGTAACAACTACTGGGGTTAATTCCGGTAAGAAAGGGGGTAATTATGTGGCCTAACTTTTTTACAGGATTTCCTTTCTTGTTCCCTACTATTGGAAGGGCTAATTTCAATACCCTTCCTACGGTAGCCGTAACGGTCGGCACGGAGAACGTGACTTTAGAGCTGCCTAACCATGCGTTCCGTAACAGAAGCTATGTAGGCGGTTTCTATGTCAGTCTCCGCCAGGCGATACCTGCCGGTACGACTGCTACACTCCCGATACTGATAGGGACTAATGGGGATACAAGACCGTTGCTGGCTTACAACAATGAGCCGGTGACTGTCGGCAACCTTGCCGGAACGGGTATCTACGAAATCCACTATAACAAGTACACCAACGAACTGTTCCTTGTTAACGGTGGGTATCGTCCGACAACCGCATCGACACCGACTCCGACAGCAGAAGCAACCGCTCAAAAGAGCAAGTAGTTAACATGGGGCTTTGTGGTTATTTCCAAAATGGGAATAGCCACACCCCTTTAAAATCAAACCAATATGTTTCAATCACTTCGTACCAATAACCAGTTGTATATACTTCATAAGGATGCTAACCCGTTTATCGAATACGGTCCGGTAGTCAGCGTTTCCGCTCCTAAGCCGAAATATCCTATGGCATCCCCTATGGGACAGTTGCCCCAAATGGAAATGGTTGTGGATGTCGTTGTCTGTATCAACGGGCAGAACACGACTTTCCAAAATCTACCTGCCGGCATGGATATAGCCGACTTCGGACAGAACGGCAATATCGTAGTGTCATGCTCTCGTGATGCGATGAATAACGAGGTCGCTTCTATGAAACAGAAAAGCATAGACATCATCAACAGCATGGACTTCCACAATTCCGTCATTGCGGGATGTGACAAGATGCTGACGCTCTTGAACCCCGAATTTGCAGAGAAACAACGTCAGGAACAGGAAATATCCTCTCTGAAAGGGCAAATGGCAGAAATGAGCAAAAATATGTCCGACCTTATGGATTTGAACAAACGGCTTATGGAACAGCTCGGAGTTGCTGAAACATCTAAAACAAAGAAATAATATGGGAATGTGGGAAATATTGGAAGAAGGACGCGGAGAATATGACCGTGACTTCGGTATGAGAGGCGGTAATCCTATGGAAGAAGCCTATAGAGAGGGTTGTCGTCATGGTTACGAGAAAGCCATGCGTGAGATGCAGGGCGGTGAAATGGGCTATCGTAACAGCGGTGGTTCACGCGGTGGAAGCTATAGCGGCGGCTCGGATATGGGAGAACGTCGTATGCCGGGTTACTTCCCGGAATATCCGGTTTACAACGAACGCCGCGATTCACAGCCTTACGGTGATGATATGGGCGAACGCAGACGCAGACGCGCCAACGGAGAGTTCATGTAATGGAGAGGGGATTATTCCCCTCTTTTGCCAATCACTTAAAATCAGGAAAATATGAAACAAAGATTAGATACATACGACAGAATACCGCCTGCAATGGCTGACTATCTCAGCCAGTACGGATGGCATTTCAGCAAGAAGATGTGCCTATGGGCTGTTTCCCGCATGAAGATGGAAAACAAATCTACGGGCAAGGAGGAAAAACTTGAACCAATCAGCAAAGAGCAGGTAGAGGAGCTTCTGAAAAAGTACAGTGTAAACCTGGAGAAGGATGCAGGGTACGACAGCGTTTACGTGGCAAACATGGCGAAGTCGGATTACTACAAAAGTTCTATCACTGACGAAGCCCATCTCGCATTGTTCATTAAGGATTACATAGATGATGTGGACGCTTACAATGGAATGCCTTTCACGCGGTTCTATGCTGACTGCATAGGCTCCGGCAATCCTATCATGTGGGAACAGATGATGTAGCCTATGATAATACAGGAATTTTACATACCGGATTATGATTGGGAAGTAAGGGTATATTATGCGGTGGACTGCTATTATACCGACCGTATCATCGCCGACCTTCGGCGGGTTGGATGCAGGGGGCTGGATTTGGTGAATGCCTATAAGAACATGCGCTCCTGCAATCTGAATACGGGTATCACTTACTCCAATATCCGAAACAGGCAAACCGTAATGGTTATAGCCCTTACTTCTTCCCCGGCAGAGTTTCAAAACTCTTTCGACCATGAAAAGGGGCACCTATGCCGGCATATCTCACGGGCGTTCGACATCGACCCATACGGGGAAGAGGCGCAGTACCTTAGCGGATATGTGGGACAGAAGATGTTCCCGGTAGCGAAGAAATTTTTGTGTGAACATTGTAGACGTAGCTTATGTGGAAAATAGTACAAGCCATTTTATCAGGCAAATCACGGGAAGAAGTATATAACATGCTTTCTCCCGAACAGAAAGAGACGCTGAACAGCCTTGCCATAGCAAATGGTATAAACCGCCAACAACGTAGAAAACTTGAACGTGATGCGAAAAAGGGATTACATAGATGAACTGCTTGAATTGGCGGACAATGTCCTTTACATGGACTATTGCCGCCTTTTCCGGGTTATCCAATGGAACGTTTAGAACGCTTTGAACGAGTTCTCCATTGGGTTATACCGCTTGCCGTTTTGGTGAGGGTATTAGCTTGGTGTCTCTAATTCTTTTGCTTTAACCGTATGATTTCTGCCCCACATTACTGCGTTATACAGCGAAGTGGCATACATCTTAATCTCATCCTTGCTTTCAAGGAAATCAACCTTAGAGGCTGCTATCATAGCCTCTGCATAAATCTCTTTGTTTAAAATATTATTCTCTTTCATGTTATCTGCATTTAACTTTTGTAAGTCCATACTTAGCCAATCTTAGGTATATCGTCCTTACACTTACATTCAGCATCTCTGCCATTCTGCGGGGTGGTATATTTTCTTCCTTGTACAACTTGGTAATGTTTTCTTCCGAAAGCGGGTCTACAAACGTTTTCTTTGGCTCTGTTATCCCCATCCGTTTACGTGCTTTCGCTGCATATGCTTCATTTTGCTTGTCTTTTGTGACGTAAATAACAGTGGTCTTGTTAAGGCGTAGAGGGAATAGCCTTCTTTCCACTTCCTTGTGTTGTTCGGCAAGGCTTTCTACATCCCCGTTGACCGTAGTGTCAATCTTCTTGTATTTGTCCGGGATGCGGGAATGTCTGTCTCTGATTATTCTGTCTGCTCTTCTCATGACTTCTCTTCATTGTCTGAAAACACTAAATTTTGTACTTCTTCTTCCCATATATCTCCCTCATTTCCTTCAAAGTCAAGATATACCGTATCTTTAGGGCTTGGATTGTTGAAACTAGAAAGCAGCCCTATTACCTGCATGGGTATGGAAAGTCTCTCTCCTTGTGGTGACGGGAGTTTTATTCTCACCCGGTCACCGATTTTTAATTCTGTTATATCCATTATTTTATTATACTAAATTTATGATACCACTTGTCCGCATGGCTGAACCATCCTATAATGAATGATTTACCGAAGAGGGTTGCTTTGTATAGTTTGCTCATGTGTTTCTTTGTTCTTTAATTTATCAAGGAACTTGCTATCACCCGAATAATCCGCACCGATAGCCTTTTTGCTTTCAATAATCTGTTCCAAAAGGGTTATAGCTTCCTTTTTCACTTCTTCTACTTCATTATAACCGCAGGCTTTATCAACCAACTGCTCTATAGCCGATTTAGGCTTGGAAAGAGCCTCATTCAACTTTCCCAACCTCCAGTAGCAGTAATCAATTGTGGCGATGTGCTCTAATTTACTCATGGTTATATTATTCATTTATAATTAATTCACACCAACTATTATCGCTTTCCCAAAACCATTGATAGCCGCCAGCGTGTTTACGCTTTCCGGAACAGCAATTCCTGATATTACGGGCGCAAATGCCAGTCTTTCGTTCCGCATCGTTAGAGGACTGGAAAACACCTTGTAACCGTCCGCTCTTTATAGCTACTACTTTCTTTGCATTGCAGCCCGCTATATTAGGGTTTCCCGTTCTCCCTAAGGCTAATCCTTTAATCATACTTTCCCTTTTATGCGAAGGGATGTAATCATCCCATTTCTTCCCCTTGTTATGGGGGATACTTCCTTTCAAAAACCGCCCGTTAATAGGGTTGCGGTTTAATCGCTGTGGAGGTATATATAATTCATTCATCTTTAAATTCAAGTTTTGGGTTACTGGTAGTCTCGATATTCCTTTTCTTTGTCTTAACCATTCTCCGATAAACATCATCAATCAATTGCTTAAGCTCATTGACGTAGCTTTCCATGCTCCAGCCTTCGAGTTGACACACCATTAAATCAAATTCTATTTCTTGTAGCAGCTTTACTTTAAACCTCTCGCGTGCAAAGACATTTACCCGTTGACGCACATTACGGTTAATCATCGGGTCTTGTTTAGGTTCTTTGCTATTGGGGATAGATTTTTTCACGGGGTGATGGTTATCTGTTATGTTGTTAACATGAACATTCATAGCTTTTACAAGAATTCTTACTCCTCCGTTTAAGACGCTTTTCCCGTTTGTGTAAAAGTCGTATCCGGTCAAAGGAGAACCAGTATGCTTGTCAATAGAGAAGCCTTCAGGCGGTTTATCATAGAGTTCCCAATTCATGTATTTACTCATGGTTGTTTTCTTTCAACAAATTCGGGTTATCGTGAATATTACTAATGACTGTCATAGCATGCCATTCTCCTAAAGGTCTCATGCCAACTTTTTTTTCAAAATCGAATTGTAATGCGAATGTAGCAAGTTCTTTGTTCCACAATACAAGAGCTATATGTTGCTCACACATAAGTATGTCGCCTTCATAGATTTCCTTTTCATCCTTATCGCATAAGCCCGTGAACTGACCTAACGTCTCTGGACGTACAACTGAAACCTCATCATCGAATAATTCGATAGCTACACCTGTCTTATTGGTAATTTCATAATCACTTTGTGAGCCTTGATATATAATACATCCATTTCCAATATGAATTAAATCGCCATACACCCATTCATTATTATCAACACTTTTCCCTCTGAACTTTATTTCACGCTTCATAATCAATATCTTTTCTCGTTTTTAATCAATCAGTTCAAATTCATAAACGAATACATAGGGATTGGATTCCCATGTACCTTTGCCGGAGACTTTATCTATGAGGGCGGCAAAGGCTTCACGAGGGGTATCAAAGTCGGTGCAGCCAATCGCTCGCCAATGTCCCAATCCACAGACGCAATATTTTTTTGTTCCATCATATTCATATTGGCGAGTGTTCAGTTCAACGCCCTCACGCAGGCAATCTTCATCGGAAATGTCTTGCAACCGTTCTATCTTGATGTTGGTAATACGGATGTGATGAAGCATGAGGTCAGCGCGGACAAACATTTTATTTTTCCAACCGGGTGCGAATTTAGTTTTAGTATAAAATCCTATTCCGTCCCTATCATTAAGTGCAATTTCGGGATTCATCCCTAAACTTTCATAACATTGTGCAATGGCGACAAGTTCGCTAATTTTGTATATAGGCTTTATTTCATATCCATGAATACTCTCATAACCACTCTTCCAAAATACACTATTGCGTATTTGTTCTTTTGAAATTCTTCTCGTCATAGTCTTCCGACCATCCAATACAGCCTGGGTTAGGCTATATTTATCATTGAACATTATCTTCTTCATTGTATCTTTTTTTTAACTCTTTCAAAACAATCTCCATACCTTCATCCAGTCCTTTCTTGTAACCGGATACATGCTCACCTATGTTGTAGACCAAGCATCCTACAACGATAAGAACAACTCCTACAGCCCTATGCCAATAGGGAAAGGATACACTGAACGGTGAGAATGCCAGTCGGAAGTGACCGATGAGTAATGCTGATATGATGAATATTGCAAGAAATAAAATAAGGTTTGCTTTCATAATCAATCCTCCACTTTTTCAAAGTGCACATCTTGTTTATCTTGTCTTTCAAAATACAAGCAATAATAATTACAGCATTCCGGTCTACCATTAAAGACGCATTTATCGCATCCGTATATAAAATCGCTATCTTTTTTCACGATAATTTTTTCTCCATTATATTCAAATACCTCTCCGATTTTTCTTTCTTGTTCCATAATCAAATCTCCTCTACTTTAAAAGATAATTTCTCAAGTTTCTCAATCTGCTTACGAAGAGAAGCGATTTTCCTAATCCTCATTTCTTCCGCCTTTTTCAACGCTTCGGATTTATCGGTGAATGCGTTTTCCCCTATACAGAAGTAAGAACATAAACCATCAATTACATATTCTCTATCTTCAAATCTACTTCTAATAATATCTGCTTCTATCTCTTTAATACCTTCTGTTAAGGCATACTTTGTTATAAATACTTTTGCCATAGTTGTAATCATTTATAAGGTTAAAGTGAATTAAGAGAGGCAGCGGACACGGGGCGAACCCAATCGTCACTGTCCTGAATGTTGTCGTATCTAAAACCGTCGCCCCAACTGAGAATAAAATTGCGTTTGTTTCCTTTTCTCGTAGAACACCAATACCAGTCATCTTTCACTGGTTGTTTTCCGCAGATAGCTAAGGCTGCATTCAGCATAACCTTATGTTCATACCCTAAGACACTCTCTTGTAGTGTAGGAATGCGCCAACTTAATCCACATAAGTCCAATGCTATGACTTTCTCAGCAATTTCGCTTCCGGATGCAGCCAATGCTTTGGTATTGCCTATTCCATCGGTATCCTTCATGCCTTCTTCTGTGGTTGGATATATCTTTCCTGTTTGTTCTTTCTCCCAATCAAGAAGAATATGGGTATCATTATCCATATCTTCCGGATAGAAGAATAAAGCATTGCCATCATGGATAATAACTGCACATTGTGCCTGTTCGTTTTCTTCATGCAGTCCCCAAAATTTAGGTTTTACAAAATTCTTATTGACGGTAAAGATGAATACACCATTACCTACATTTTCTTTTGTGTAAATTCCTTTGCTCATAATCATATAAGTTTTAATATTTCTCAAAATTTGGGATTTGTAAATAGAAAGAGTTTCGAGACATGGGAAGCCAACACTTTTGCTCCTCATTGCACGTATTCCAATTATCTTCCCCAAATTCATCATTTAATGCTTCCACTATCTTATAGGCTACATCTTTTACAAAACGAGTATTAAGTATCCTCTTGCCTTTAATAACGATTGTAGGTGTATAGAGTGAAATTTTATACTCCCCACCGTTTTCTATCGACCAGCTACCTTGTGCTACTGTAATGTGCGGATTGGTTTCATTCTTATACTCTTGTACTATACTTAGATAGCCATTAAAATAGTTGGCTATTAGTTCCGACTTATATACTTTTAGCCCCGTTGCTTTTTCTAAAAGTTTTCTAAGCCTATAAGCATCATTTACAACAGGGTCCATTCTCATATAAGTTTTAATGCTTCTTGTATCCCGGCTTCCAGTGCTTCCTCGTAGGTGACATATACTTTATAGCCATTCCCTTTGTTTATTTCGTTCTCCATCCAGTCGCTTTCTTCTGTTGGAACATTGAAATCACAAAAAGAAAGCTTCCATCTTTTTCCAATAACAGGTTCTACATATACATACACACCTCTTATTTCACGCAGCCACTTTTGGGCGATATACAATGTTGGACACAAAAATTCAACTGATTCGCCATCTATTTCCGTACAACACGACATACTTTGCGGAAGGTCATATTTTGTAATAACCTTATTGCGGTCTATTAGGTGTTCACACTTCCTATTGAAGCCCTTATCTTTCAGCAGCTTCGCTGTTTCTAATGTTACAAGTTCTTCGGTCATAGTTATTTACTTTCTATTATTATACACCCAAATAACACCCCTAAATATTTCATCCCAAGTTCGGAAACATAGTACCCGATTTGTTTTTCAATCTCAAACTCTCGCTTTTCTGCATATCCGATAGATACCAATTCCTCCCAGTCCTTATCGGAGTTACTTACTACAAATCTATTACGATAAGCCTCATATCTATTTCTTTTTATTTTCTCACGGCTAAATCCGATAGCATGTTCCATTTTTTCTATTTGCCGGAGTGATAGTTTTATATCATTCATAATCTTTTATTTTAGGTATTTCTACACCATACATATCGGCTAACTTCTGGAATTGTTTTTTCACAAACGGAGCTTCTTCCAAAGCCTCTAATACTTCTGTTTTTAAATAGGTTCCCTCAACAAAAAACACAGTCTTACTGCCATAACGATTATCATCCGGACTTGCAGAGAAAGAAAGACACCCATACCCCTTGTACGTGAAAAAATTAAAGCCGGAAAAACCGAATAATTGAAAGTCTTCATCTATTTTACTAAGGTCTTCTTTCTCTTGAGGAGAAAATCTTCCAGAAATAGCTTTAAAATGATGTCCGAGACAACCATCTGTCCCAAAATATGCTATTCTACACATAATTGTTCTTTCTTATCTTTAAAGTGTTCAATCAGTTCGTTTACGGTAGCCTTGTGAATGGTATCCGTGTTAATGTCAACATCATTGTAAGCCCAATAGGTAGAGAACTTGATTTCAGGACACAGAATCCATTTATCCCCATCCGTAAACCATTGGTTCTTGTCTGTATCATCCCTCAATGCAGCGATAGCCAAGAAAAGCTCTTCATTGGTTCCGCAATCAATTCTTCCTTTCTTGGTGACAGTATCTACATCATATATCACTCCATATAAATTACCATAAGATGTTATGATAGCCTTTCCCTCTTCGATACTTTTATGACTTCCCTTGCCGTCATAATTATGCGCATCTAAAGTTGTATCACCAGAATTAAGGATTTCATATCCCAACTCTTCCAGCTTCTTTCGAAGCTCCGGTGTATTCTTTCTTATGAAACACGGTGTTGTAAATCCCATAGTTATTCCTCCTTATCTATTTTTGATTATTTCTCCAGCGTTTTTAGGTGTTTCACGATAATAAGATGTAACAGTTACTTTGCCACGCTCAACAAATGCTTCGCAACCAATAACGGCACAAACAGCATTAAACTTATGACACACAGATAGCAGTGAACATCTTTTACAGTTAATTTTATATTGTACCGCTTCATGCAGCACTCCGTCTATTATTATTCCGTTCTTTACTTCCATGATTATTCTCCTTTCGTTATTTGTTTTCCTTCCTTTTTTTTGCATTCTTCACAATGCAATTTATAAGCATAAGCAAACACATTCAAAGTAATATCATCAAAATGAAAGTCCGCCTGCTTGCCTTCTACTACAACAGAAACACATAAGCTTCCATCACAAAAATTAATATATGCTTCACCACCTCCATCTCCCTGAATGGAAAGGGTTTGTGTCTGTACACTATCCATGATTCACCTCCTTCTCTGATATTCGTTTTAATGGATCAAAACTCATATTTATTCGTTGTACCCCATCTATAACGTCTCTTATATTGAAACATTGTAAACTGCCCAAAACGTTTGTCATTCTAAATACAGGATTTGCCATACAAATATCAGTAAGAGCGTCTATCAACAGTTCTTTACTTAGATGTCGCAACTGAATCTTGATTAAATTCCGTATTTCTTCATCATTCATAGTTATTCTCCTTTCCGATATATCCATTTTCAACGCACCAGCAAAGCGTCTCGTAGGCTGCATCAATAAGATTTTTTAAATGAAAATAAGATAAAAGACATCCTGCTCCCTCATACTCGACATGCCACATTTTCTTGTATTCACTAACTCTGATTGAAAGACAAAAATATTTTTTTATGACAGGCGGCAGCTTGTCAAGAATGTCCTGCAAGGTATAAGTTTCATGATAATAGTCGTAATTCGTATCGGCATCCGGAGAGGTTACAACCATGTTATCTGAATCTGAATCATTCCACTCGAAACACATGCTTCCATCGCTTGTATCCAACCCAAGCTCCTGCAAATGCATCATCTGTTCGACTGATAATACTTGTTTTGGTTTCATAATTCCTCCTCCAATTTTCCCAAAAGTTCCTTGGATAGTATTTCACAGTAATAAATATTGTCTATCATCGCGTCGTTAGAACTCACATCCGCCTTAAACCTCTTAACGAGTACCCATCCATACCACTTTTTCACTTGAACGTCAAAAATGTGGTCAAAAAGTCCGTATCTGTATATTCTGTATTTTCCCATATCAGTCTCCTTTCTCTTTAATCCGTTCCAGTACATCCTTGTTGGCTTCGAGTATCTCATTGAAAGAGGGGATGGGCATCCAGGCCACAGGCTCCCATAATGGAGGTATACTGCCCATTGAAGTATAAATAGGACTGTCTTTGTATATATCATTGATATAACCGTCCATACAGAACCATACTCCATTACAGTATGTGCCATTAAATATTGCGCCATGCTTGCACATGATAATGATATTCTCATTTTCTTCTGGCAACTGTTCCTCAACGCTTATCCACGGAGATTGCTTTGCCTGCCAGTCTGCACCTTTTATAAAATATTTTTTCGCCAATGCTGGCAATCCTCCCCAATCTGGCATCTTATTGTAAGCCATGCTTTGGGCTGCTTCTTCTACTGTCTGTTTCATAATCAATGACTTTTAATTTTCTTATATTTACCACATGCTAATATTAAATTTCCACTTTTGTGTAATTACTAAAATCACAATACAAGTATTGACACCAACCACCGAAGCGATATTTATCATTTAGATACCTACATTGGGAAGTCCACTTACTCTTTGTAATAATCTCGTACACCGTTCCTTTATGGATGAAAAGGTCGCCGACTTTTAAATTGGAAAGTTTAACTGTTTTCATTTCTTCCTTTTATTCCGTTCCCGATTGTCTTCCGAAACACACATTTTGCACCATGATGTCTTGATTCAGAACCACTCTTCATCCGCTCCGACCTCTACCGAAAGCCAGTCCATGAGGAGGGTTATAAGGTTATAAATAGGTTTCATTTCACTAAACTTTTATCGCGTTGGCAATATTATCCGCATCCGACAGCTTTCTTACCAGCACATCAAACGCTGCTGTGCACCGCTCTGTGTTCATATTGACCGTTTTCCCGATTTTCAAACTGTCGGAAGCAAGGTTCATCACCCTTGCTACATTGGAAAGCTTCAAATATTCCAACGTAAACCCGTTGAACCGTGCATCTTTCTTCCGAAGTTCTTTAATCCTTTCGTCAAACTGGATGCAGGCGTAATCACACAATGTCCTTGCAAGCTCGAACCTTGCAATCTCTGCGGAATGGGATATGCCGTTATCGTCAAGAACCTGCTTGAATTGCCAATACAACATATCCACGTGCTTGTTCACTTCTTCCGTATACTTGTCGTTGCAGTCGGCGAAAAACTCGCTCCGGTCTGAACCGATAACGCTGTTTACAGTACGCTCGTATTCCTTTCTTGCCTTATCGGCATCATTCAAATACCGCTTGAATGCCTGTTTGTAATAAGGCGTTCTCTTCATCGCATGCAGACACTCGATAACCTGCCCACAACAGATGTCGTTCGTGAGCAATATGTTGTAGGTGCACAGAACTACAAGGCTCTCATACTTGTTGATTATCTGATTTGCCGTGTCGGTAGTCATTGCCTTGTCTGTTCTGCCTTGTTCATATTCTTGTTTCTGCTCTCTTTTGCAAGTTCATCAATCATGCGCTGATACTTCCTTGCCACCAACGGGCAGCGTATGCGCATTGCATTGTCACGCTGCCACTCCAATTGTTCGATTTTCTTTTCAATCTCTATGTCCATGATTATTTACCGTTTGTTTCTTATTTGGATAAACCCTCGTTTTTCGCATTCCTTCAACAGTTCCATATCTTCATCCCTTATATCACATGGCGTCTCATGATTAACACTCATGTAATCCGATATGCCAAACTTTTTGCATATATCATAGTAAAAGCGTCTTTGCCTGCCTCTTGTCGTCCAACATATTGTAAGTCTCATACTTTATTGTCAAATTTATGCTTTCGCCACTACTTACGTAAACTGATACTACATACACGATTTGCCGCTCGTTTCATGGCTTCTGCATCTCCACTTTCCACAAGCTTACGTTCACGTTCAAGATACTCGACATAGGAAATTCCGTTGCTACCGCGCTCTTCTATCTCCTTTTGGCGCTGTAGTCGGTATTGCTCACGTTCGTAACGCTCAATGTCAATGCGGCGTTCCTTGATATAGTCAAGCATAGCGCTTGTAATCTTCATCGGGTCTATAGCTCCATAGAATCGTCCGTATTTCCCAGACTTAAACCGTGCAATGAAAAAGCATATCTCAGCTGCATTGATGTAATAATACTCAGAAATAAATATCTCTGCTAACTCATTAAGCTGCTCCTTAGCAATCTTGGTAGATACCTCTGCGAAGTCATTGAGTGTACCGAATTGAATTTTCAACCATTCCAAAGGGGTCTCATCTCCATAAGTCGAAGCCAATAGCCCTAATGTAGGTATGGAAAAATTCATGGCTAAATCGGAGTGAGTCGCCTTACACCTAACAATTTTGAACTGCAAATCTGGATTGTAATCAAGTATGAATTGTGCAGGGTCAGGATATTTATTCAATAACGCCCTCTGCTTCAAGTTCCTTTCTTTTTTTTGCGGCAGCTTCTCTGACTGTTGTAGCGACTGCAAGAACTGAATCACGTTTTCGCTGCTCGCTATCCTGTTGATTTTTACTAAGTCTTGTCCCATTATAGTTTCCTTCCAATATTTTAGTAAAGTTTGCCTGTTTGAAAATCCAATCAAAGTCACATTTCCAATTGCGGTCATTAGCTCCCAGCAGAAATGGGGATTGAAGAATGAGATTGAAAACAGTCCTCACTGACTCTTTTCCATATTGGGCTATCCGGGCTTTTACAGCCTTTTTTCTCACATCGGTCATTGATTTTATCTGCTGGAGTCTATCTTTGAATGTGGAATTATAGTATTCCATCAATCCGCTGTAATCAATCTTTTCAGAAAGAGAGGGCGAAGAAAGCTTGTCTTTCTTTGATACTCCGTCAGGAGTATTTTCTTTCTTTTGCTGGGAAGATATATCTATATACTCTCTTTCTTCTTCTTTCTTTGTATTTGTGCCCTCCGTGTGCCCTGATTTTTGTAAAAGTTCGGATTGCGGCAGATTATTGTTCACATACTGTGCCCCAAGTTGTGCCCTTAGCTGTGCCCATTCGGACTGTAATTCTTTGATTTTCTTTTCAATATCTGTGCCCTTGCATGTGCCCTTACTTGTGCCCATTGGATTATATTCTTCATATTTACATAGGGTTATAAGGTTCATTCCCTGATTGCACTCAACAGTTATCATACCTTTTTTCTTAAGATGCACAAGAAAGGAACGCACTTTCTTTTCAGACCATTTCCAGCGTTGAGATAAAAATCTTATGGATGCAGGATATTGACCTCTTGAATAAGAGATTTCTCGACCTCCGATACTCTCCTTTCGGGGCGTTGCCTCAAATCGTGCAGACTGGATTAAGTCTAACCACGCTTCACAACTGCTAAAAGTACGGGCTTCATTCCACATTTCATTCGAGAAAAACCTGCGGCTTAGCCTCAAAAATCCTTCGTCCATAGTTTTAGAATCTCACGTTTGTTAATTGCCTTTCTTTCGAGTAAACTGCCCATTTCCCATTTCCGCCATCAAACAACCGTAAGTCCGACACCTCTCCGAAACGTTTGATATTACCGCATAAATCCACAATCCATCCACATTCTTTGGAAGGATGCGGGCGGATGGCACGACCGACTATCTGATACCACATAGCAAGTGACATTGTAGGACGTGCCATAACGACTGTATCAAGTTCCGGATAGTCAAAGCCGGTGGTTAATACCCCGACATTCGCCACTACCGAAATTTCACCAGCCTTGAACGCTTCAAGTATCCTTTTGCGCTCACCTTTTGGGGTATCACCCGAAACGATTGCGGCTCCGGGTATAGACCAGGTGAGCCGCTCCGCTTCTTTCAGAAAACGGGTAAATACCAAAATACCTTTCCGTTTTCCTCCGGCTTTGGGATTCATCAGCCTTTGGACAATATGAACGAGATAGCCGTAAAAGTCTATCCGTTCATATTCTCTTTGAACTGACCTATCTGTATAGTCGGCACCAGTAGTATTTACTTTCAAGTTAAGTTCGTTCCATCCCGAAGGATTCATTGGATAGTAATTCAACTTCGCCAAATAGCCCATATCCAATAGGGTTGATACCTGTACATGATAAATGACCTCTGAAAAGACATGAGGCTTTGTCCGGGTGATAAATTTCAGCATAGAACCAAAGTCACGGCTGGAACTTAAACGATACGGTGTAGCTGTCAGCCCAAGAACCTTACACTTCACCGCATCAAAAAAATCTTTGTACATACCCTCTTTAGGGTTAACAAGGTGGCATTCGTCCACGATGATGTTCTTGAAGTGGGTGAACAGTTCGGGATGATTCTTCACACTGCCGATGGTGGCGAATGTTATCCGGCTTATTTCTTTTGAGTTGAAGGAAGCCGAATAGGTGCTGCAATCAAGAATACCGTATGAACAGAGTTTCTTGAAATTCTGTTCGAGTATTTCCTTCGAGGGCTGGAACACCAAGGTATGACCGTCAAGCCTTGCGGCTATATCCGCTATGATAAGCGACTTTCCGCTGCCCGTAGGTAACACCATAATGGCATTTGTTTTCTTTGCCTTGTTATTGAAGAAAGAAATAGCAGCATCAGAGGCCTTCTGTTGGTAATCTCGTAATACATAACTCATAGCCCTTTCTCCTTTCGTAACTTTTTATTAAGTGCTTTGTAATACTTGATTAGCTGTTCATACTCAAAATCAGTCATTTTGGAAGTGCCGGCAGCTTTCACCTTCAGCAAATCAAATTTCTGTTGACCTATTTTAGCAATTAGATTCACCCGATAGCCTTCCAAATGGTCAGCTTTGAATCTGTTGCAGTGTCGACATTCGGCATGGCAATTATTCTCATCAAACCGTGTCGCCAAATGTGTACGACTGAAATAGTGCCCGCAGTCCGCTTGTGTAAACGGCTTTATCTGTCCGCACGAGATACATCTAAAATACCCGTTTGGCATTGCATCACGAAGCCGGATAAAAAGGGAAAACTCCTTGTCGAGCTTAGCTTTCAAATCCGGCTTCTTCTTTATTGTTATCCCTGCTTTATCAAACGGAGGTAAAGGCTTGTCTTTCTTCTTGGCCTTTGTTCGTTTTATGTAGTATGGCATTATTTAAATCCCCATTCTTTCATGTAGTCAATGTTTTCAGGAAATCCCTCTACTGATTTAGGACTAAGGAATATTTTCTCACTCTTCAATGGAGTGCCTCCCCAAACAGTAGCAGGGCATTCTTCATATTCTTCTTTAGGAACTTCACTTACATTAAAATGGGGTTGGAAGCCATATCCCATTACGCTTTCCCCTAAGTAAGTACCAAACTTCTTTAAAGCCCATTGAAATGCAATATCTTTATATAGGTAATGTTTAGAAAACACAGCCACATATATTTTATGAGAGAAATTTCCTGTTTCTGTTAAGTCAGGATTACATCTGATACAGAAATACTTAATACGTGAAAGTATTTCTTCAACAAACCTTTCATGCTTTTCGCAATCTTCTTTCGTTAAGAACTCTTTCCCGTCATTTGCAATGTAAATAGTCTTGGTAATTTCTTTTGTTTCCATGCTGTTTTTTATTAAAGCCCCGAAGCGTATTCTCCGGGGCACAACCATTATTTACTAACCCTTGCCATTTATGTGTGGCTCACATTTATGTGGAGATGGGGCGATTCGAACACCCAATTAAGGACTTATCCTTTTGCGCTACTTCTAAGGTTAATTACTCCTTATATCTCACGTACCGTACTTTCTACCATGTGCACCTCTCGAAAGTCAAAAGCACTCCACTGCGCACCCCCATTTTCGCCCGCCCCATCTTCACAGACCGGACAGGCAGGTTAACAAAGTTATTCCATATAAGCCATTGAAAACTCTTTCGGAATAAACCGCCCGACCGGGATAGGTTTAGCAGATTCAATGGCTGTATGGATTTCCCTCTTTCTGAACTCATGTCCCTTTTCTTTGGCTTGTTTCTCACATTCTTCCTCTTTGTTTTTGAGATAGTGGGTAATAAGCATCATCGCTCTGTCAACGTTGAAGGTGTTCACGACAAAGGTTTGGACTCTTTCGTCTTCATTCTCCCCTTCCGTGAATGTGATTTTCGTCTCAATCTGATAGAATTTCTTTTCATTGGGCTTGGAATCTCCCTCTTCTTCATCTTCTTCCGTTACAGAATCGTTTAAAAGGAATGTATCTTTTAATTCTTCGAGGGTGGCATCATCTATCTTGCGTTCTTTCAAATTGTCAGTAAGAATCACGCAAGAATCGAATTCCTTGACCATTGTCAAGGTGAATCCGAACATATAGTTTAGTTCGATGTAATCTTTCAAGATACTACAAGAATTCTCCAATCCGGTGGCATACAGCAGGAACTTATGTTTCTTGTCCCCTATTTGTGCCTGTGCAAGATAGGGATATAAGAATTTGTTCTCGTTCTCGAATGCCAAGCGGTTCTGGTTGCTGACTTCCACTTCCTTGATGCCGTCAGCTTCCATACTGAAACGAATTTTCGCCAAAGTGTCTTGGTCTATCAGCGTGCCACGGTCAAAAAGAATTTCATTCCGTTCGATGATTACTGTTTCACCTGTATCTTCATCAATGAAAGACTCCTCCCATGTTTTGAGGACACGTTTTGCAAGGTACATGTTGAGCATCTTTTTCGGGTCAGATGTCACATACCTGATTTCTGTTTTTCTTGTTTCTATCATAGAAATTCTTTATTGTACATTGTTTAACAAGTGCTTCTTGTAATTAGAGCGTACAAACGATTGTTCTTCGTCATTTAAAGAGTATGCCTTTACCATGAACTTCATTGCCATATCTTCGTTATTGTCGGACAACGGATAGTAATCAGTGGCAAACTTGCAAGAAAGCGTTTCAAGACGGTCGTATTTGTTGCGAACCTCACGAACACGTTCTGTTATCTCCTGTACTAATTCAGCCGATTCGGAAAGTTGCTTTTCGTATTCCTTTTTATCTTTCTCCGCTTGTTCTTTCATTACCTTGTTCTGTGCGGCAAAATTTGAAATCTTAGCATATAGTTCATTGGAGTAAGCCCAGCCTGAAAGAATATCAAAATCTGAGTTCCCGTTGAACTTGTATCGTTCACTCTTTTTAAGGTACTTGTATTCACTTCCAAGTCTATTCCAATCGTAATCAACTTTTCGTAAAGACTTTGCACTTTTCAGGATTTCCGCAACCTTAGTAGCTTCCTCAATGTCAGTAAAAGCAAAACCATCCAAAAGTGGGATAGAGAAATACTGTGTGTCGGCAGGTTCAATCTCGAACAATTCTGGAACTTTCGGTTTATCTAAAAGTTTAATGCCTTCCTCCATCATGCGGAGTTTTATCATTTTTTGGACATCTTCGTCCGACAAAGCGATTATTTCTTGCTCTGTCATTTCGCTAATATTCTTCATAATCTCAATATTTTAAATAAATTCTTTATTACGTTCAATTTCTTGTTGTGCGTAGATAAGCATCTGCTGTTCATTTGCGGCAGGTAAGTAAATGCCAGCTACTGATGCCGACCAATTTCGGAAACGGTCAATGCTTAAAGTCATTTCACCTGTTGTCAGCTCGGCAGAACTGCGCAAATAGGTTACTTCATTGCCTTTCTTGTTGACCATCTTACGTTCAAACAAATCACGGTTGCAAGTCCTCTTATAAAAATCAATTTTTGCTTCGTCGAGACTGCAACCGTACTCACTACCGAAATACCCTAAAAGAAGATGCAAGTAGCTGTTTTGGGCAAGCGTGCGGTTAGGTAGTTTCTTTTTCACTTCCACCACCGCACGTTCACTAAACAGCTTGTTTACATACTCCTTGAACTTGGGTATTTGATATTCATTCTTCAAGTCGAACAACATACGCTAAAAAGGCAAATCGTCCTTTACATTGCCATTAGCATCAACCGGAGGCGGGAAATTCTGCGGCTGTTGCTGATAGGTCGACTGTGGCGCTGGCTGTTGTACCGATGTTGTTTGTTGGGATTGCGATACACCACCACGCGCATCTATTTTGTAGCACCGAATAGATGCCATACGTTTGAGTTCTCCGTCTTGATTCGTCCAAGAACGTCCTTGTAAAACAAATGATACAGTAACAACATCACCCTGATTAAAGCGGTCAAGTTCTGCACACTTATCGCCTGAAAACTCTAAGGGAATAATGTTCTCATACTCGCTACGCTCTCCCGTATAAGGGTCGTAAGTGGTAGCATCTAAAATGAACTCCCGTTTTGTAAACGAGGAACCACCGTTTTTGGATGGTATTTGAACAGTTTGTCCGATTTCGATTATCCGTCCGGTTATTTGGTTTGCCATTAATTTTCTCCTCCAAATATCTTTTTATCGGTTATAAGTTCTCTGTTTTCTTCCAAGAACCGGATAAACTCCTCACAATGATTAGTAAGAATAGGAATATCACGTTCAGGATTGAAAACGTATGTTTCTGTATAGGTATCTACCACATAACCGCCTTTGTTGAACTCTACAATGTTGTATTCAAACGTCCGCACATCCGAACCGTTCTTCATCAAAGCGTATGGATAAACCAAATGTTGGTGGTGGTCTTTGAACTTCCCTACGGTATAGCTTCCAGTTGTTTTGATGTCGTGAACACTGGTAGGCATCAGTTCGTCAATCAGACCATAAACCAATACACTACCGTATGCAGTAGGCAAGATGGCTTCTACTCTTTGTTGGGTTAATGCCCCTTTGTAGTAGTTGGCAAACTCGCGGCAAAGGTCAATGTGAAAAGTGAAAGTGCGATTGTTGTAAACAGCTTTTATTCCGTAAAGTGTTCCGTCATCGTGATATGCCTTGCTAATTTCCATTATAGAAGATTTACGGTTCTCAATCATACAATCAATGATTTCATTGAAAGCCGTGCCACGGTCTGCCGCTTCACTATCAAACGGTTTGCGGTTAATACGGTCTATCAGTTCTTGAAACTGCTTCTGCCGAAACTCTTCTTCCGTACATGGTGGATTCTCACTCCACCCATAATAACGCTCATATATGACATCGCTATTAAGGTAATTGAAGTAAGAATCCAATAATGTTGCATATATACGATAGTTAGGCTGCATCTGAGTAGATTTTAGTTTCCTTATTGAATATCAGTCCCAAGGCCTTTACCTTTGCAGCAAACAAACTTCTCGCCATCATCAAAGAACTACCAACGTGTTCAAACTCATTAATATGAGAGGCGAACTCATTAGCGGACTTAGCATCAGTTATAAATTCGATACTTTCTTTGATTTCCTCTATCACCTTGTTGTATTTGTCAATCTCGGCTTTCTTTACTTGCAGCATTGCAAGATAAGGATTAATCACTTGTGTGGTGATAAAATCATTCTTTGCAGTCGGATTACCGTTGGCATCCAAATTTGTGGGAACTTCCATCACACTTGGCAGGTTACAGGTGTTCTTTCCGTCATTTCTGTTGGTCGGGTCAAAAGTGATTGTACACTTAACTCTACCATTCTCGTTCTTGGCTTCCATGTAGCCCAATAAGTCAAGTTCGGCAACAATAGAGTTGTAGGACTTCTCACGCAAAGCCGGAATAAATACTGTATCGTCACCTTCTTTCCGTGTATCACGGTGGGCAACGAAGATGATATTTTTGTTCAAATTGGATAAATTACGTACAAATCCGCTAAACTCTTGGTTAATGCCACCCCAATCTCTTATCTGTGGTTGCCTTGTGCCGCATTTGTAAGAAATGATATAATCCATCATCTTGCCGATGGTGTCTATTACTATTGTCTGATAACTGGACAAATCTTCTTGCAGAACCTGCTGGGCGTCCGTCCACGATGTTATCTGTACAATATCAACTCCATCCAAGTGGGACATGTTCACACGCTTCACACCGTTATCGAAGTCCAGTAATAAAGGTTTGGGGGCACTCAAAGCGGTTGTTGTTTTTCTCATACCCGCTTGACCGTACACCATCATTTTGATAGTAGTCGGTATTACCAATTCGTTTGTTTTTTTAATAAGTGGCATAATATATAATTTTAAATTCAACAATACCTTGATAAGCCTTGACTAAGGCAGATGTTGGTTCTTTCTTCTTCCAAGCTCTTTTCTGTATATCCCAATGAAATACGAGCGGAATATTGTTTCAGCCTTTTATTAGAGGCTTTTCTATCTTCATTCAAGAGGTTTTCCTCTTTATTCTTTGAAGGCTGTTTCACTTTATTTTCCATTGTATTGTGTTTTTAAACCGCCCGTACAAGGTTAAAGGGAAGCGGTGCGCACTTCGCTTCTCTCACGGCTTTTAGTACGGTAATAGCACTACCTTTGATGCGGCTGGAATGAAATTGCTATTTCATTTCCACTGCTTCTCCATTTATTAAAGTATAGAATGTATCTTCTTTGATTGACTTACCGTCTACTTTGAACGCTTTGACTGAAATGATAGGATAAGTGTTCTCATCCCATTCTCCACGTTCTGTAAGCACAATCCAGCATCCTAATGCTCCCTTTGCCTTGCAATCCTTTCCGGCAGCAAGAGCTATGCTTTCTTTGCCGGTAGCTGATGCAGCGCCTTGGTAGCCGGTAGCTGATGCAGCGCCTTGGTAGCCGGTAGCTGATGCAGCGCCATAGTCGCCGGTAGCTGATGCAGCGCCTTGGCT